GCCTCTTTCATAGAAAGAGTTAAGGGATGTGTCACCAGCCTCTATGCGAAATCCTTGAGTGAGATAAACATTGCCAGTAGAGTTAATTTGTACTGCGTCCGTGTCACTAGCAGACCCGATATACCCACTGTTGGGAATCACAATGTTGCCGCCAGTGGTCATTGTGCCGCCGCCAGTGTAAGTTCCAGAAACGTCTAAGTTAGCATTTATATCTGCCAATGTTGCATTTATCTCTACTTCGTCAGTAGCGTTTATATCTAAAACGGTAGCACTTGGAGCATTTATATATTGGCTTGCATCGTTAAACTGTAATTGCATTGTGCTATTTAAAAGCAAACCAGTATCTGCAACGTGCGTAAGATTTACGTCGCTATCTGTGCCAAAGTTAAGAACAGCTGCATCACTCGTCATGCTTATATCATCACCAACAGACAAGTCATCCGCTATTGTTACGCTACCGCCCAAATTAAGATCAACCAATGCATCTGTTACGGCAGCACTAGAGCTTCCGCCATCGGTGTATACCATCTTTACATGACCATTTGGTATAGTGACCTCATTTCCTGAGCCTTGCTTTATTGAAAGGCTTTGTGATCCAGAAGTGGCATTCTCTATAATCCAGAGCTTGTTCACCGTATTGGGCAAAAGAGACACAGTGCAAGTCGAATCAAGTGTGCCTGTATATTTTAAATAAAGAGATCTTCCTGCATCCGCAGACCCATCAGCGATAGTTGTTGAGTGAGTGTCAGCGTTTGTAGTTATGGCCTCTGTTCCGTAACCAAAAGCATCACAGATAAGATTCAAATTAACATTCGTGGCTGTGCCCCAAGTTCCCGAAGCATCGCCTGTGCCCATTTCGTTAAGTCTTAAGTCATTGTCATATGAACTAGCCATCTTAATCTATCCTAATTATTGCACTTGCACCAGCCGCAGGCATAACTATTGTAAAAGTCCCAGAGCTAACTGTAAAATCTCCGCCAAAATCTAAAACTGCTATTGCCTTATCACTGTTTGTGCTGTTGTATATTAAAGCCCCTCTAGCTGTAAAACTAGCAGAAGTCCAGCTAGGGTCTGCAAAATCAAAATAAGCTGTTGTTCCACTCGTGCCAACTGTCCTGCTTGTCAATTCAACTCCGCCAGAACTATATCCAGTTCCAGAAACTTCACTCAATCCAGAGCTAGCATAAGCTGTTGTTGATGCTCCTAGGCTTGCGCTGCTGGTGTGTAAGGACATCTTAATTGTGTCTGCTACTAAGTCATGCTGTTCATCTAAAATTTCAGATTTAAACGAAGTGCACATCGCTTGAGATATAGCCATTATATTCCTCCGTCATATTCAGCTGCGTAATCTCTGTTCATCTCTTGCATAAAAAGCTGTACAGATTCGTCAAATTGTGCTTTGTAAAATGTTAATGTTTCTGGAGCTTTAAGAAAAGCAGAAGCCTCCATCAAACAAGCCGAAAGTAATAAATTCTCAGCATTGTTTCCTATCCAACTTGTAGTATTGGAAGAAGAAAGACCTGTTGCTGGTGCAATAAAATCAGCTGAATATGCAAGAGTAGAGTCAGGTGTTGGTGCCAGAACAACCACAGTCCCAGAAGTAGAAGCACTTTTGGTGCTGTAAAATTTTGGAGTCCCTTGTGTACTAGAATTTGGCCAATAGTCTCTTAAATAAGAGTCTGTTCTGTGATTCAAGTAAATAACATTGCTAGACGAGGTGACAGAAAACTGCCTTATCATTCTTGCGCTAGCAATTGTGTATTCGCTAGTTCCAGCAACTAAATTTGCACTTTGTGTACTTCGAAAGCAAGGAAGGTTGGGCAAACGCTGAAAAATAATTTCTTCTGCCTGATCTATTATAGCATCAATAGAGTCAGAAAACTCAGTAGAGTCGTCTTCTAAGAAATTCTTGATATTTGAAACTAAACTAGAATAATTCATTAGTCATAATCACCATAATCGCCAGATCCATAATCGCCTTCCCCATAGCCCCAGTCTGTTCTTATTGTTACTGACCCTATTTCGCCAGTGCCAGCAACTCCAGTTTCTGAAACCAAGGCTGAAGGTGTTTCAGTTCCTATCGCACCAGTTCCTGCAACCCCAGACACTCCTGTAGAAGTTAATTCTATAGAAAATAAGCCTATTGCACCTTGACCTTTTGCACTAACATCTGGCTTTGTGTATTCAGTTGAATCTAAAGAAATTTTGTTCGCGCTAAAAAAATCAAAAGCCAACTCTAATCGGACACTATTCGGATCGTTATTTGGTCTTGGCTTAAATAATGCAGTTGCATCTACAACATTCCTTGGAGGATTTAACTGTGGGTGTTTTGGCTCCCACTCCTCTGGCTCAACCTGTAAGCCATCCCAAGTTTCTTTAAGCCTTCTATACTTAACTTTAAATCCAGAACGGTCGCTCATGGCGACTGACTTTTTACCTTTGGCATATCTCATGACACAACCACCGTAAAAGTTCCTATTGAGCCTGTAGCAGAGATGCCTATTTTTAATTGGTTTCTCGGTGTTGATATGTCGTAGTTATATCCTACGAAAAACGTAACAGGCTCTGCGTCATTATCAGAACGAGGATTCTTCAAAATAAAATAATCAGATATGTTTTTTGAAGGATCTAATTGTGGATGCTTTGGATCCCACTCTTCAGGCTCAACCCTTAATCCATCCCAAGTTGTTACAAGTTTGGTATAATCTACTTCAAAGCCAGACCTATCGCTTATTGCTTTTGCTCTTTTGCCACTTGCTAATTTAGCCATTAATTCAAATTCAACGCTGTTGGTCGAACCCTCAGAGAAACGCCATCGTTGTCTGATGAAGCAGCAAAATCAAACGATCTTTCATAAAGTTGATCCAGCAACTGGAATTTTTCTGGTGCATATTTGACTGCCAGTTTGCTCGAAAGGCCAGCGCATATGCAATCAGACCACCTATAAGGAATGTCAGCATCCTCATTAGAAGCAGTTATATCATCAAGTTGATTCATTGCCCAATAAACTAGACTATATGTAGTTTCATCAGGGATCTGCCAAACATAAATGGTCGGCGTGTATTGTCTGTCTATAAAATACTGACTAGGTTTCCCTGAAGACGTTTTATTTGGTATTTGGTTATAATCCGAAATACTTAATCTTTGCAAAGGAACGTCATTGGCCGTTGAGTCTGCGCTATCTCTAACAACAACATCTATCAAATCAATAGTACCAGCAGGCAATGTGTATGGAGTTGTTTGGTCTTTAACCAAAGTCACTGTAGAATTTGTGACTGTCCAATAATTTATGCCTCTGTTAGACCACTCTGAAAAAAGCAAATTCAAACTTCTTCTAGCAGCGACGGCATGATGACCTGTCCTTGTCTGAGTGTCTATTCCACAGCGTTCAAATGCTTCTGAAATAATCTCCTCTACATTGGGTCTAAAAGTGACTGTTCCTGATGTTGCCATTTATCAATACTGCTTGATTCCTCTTATCACAACTTGATAAGCATCACCTGCAGCTCCTGCTCCTGTTGTCGTAAATTTTATATCACCTGTCCCACTACTTCCATAGTCAGCACTATCAGGCAATCCACCAAAAGAGCTGAAGTCTTGATAACCGTTGTTTTCATCCATGTGCATAATTATTACATCAGTATCAGCATCAGCAAGAATTTCGACTGTCATGTTTTTGACAACCCACCAAACCTCAATAATCCTTAAACCAGAACACGTATCGCCATTTGCACTTTTTGAAAGTCCAGACACATCTATTTTCGCGGCAGCACTTTCATTACCAGTGTCTACATACTGGTACTGGAATGCATAAACGACATCTCTCGTGCTCTCGCTAATCTTGGTTGAAGTCGTAATATCTGCCATAACTAACCCCCATTAAATATGGGAGCCGAAGCTCCCATTATTCTATTCAAAGATTGTACGGCTGATCGTTGAATAGTGAACATCAAGTGCTTCTGCAGCAGCAGCACCAGCTTCAATACCAATTACTGGTATAAAGTCAACATCATCAGTTAAAGCAGCTGATTTTGTGGTTCCTGTCGTAACAGCAGTACCACCTGTTGAACCAGCTGTGCTGGTGACGTTATACTGGGTTCCGTCTACAAAAATTGAAGCCTTCCTTGAACTATCTATACTAATTCTCAAATGATAAATAGTATTTGCAGCCACAGTAATCGGCAAAGCACTTATGTAATCGGTGCCACCTATGCTGTGAACAAAATGCAATAAAGTATAGTCTGAAAATTCTTCGGAATTTGTATCGTCAGTTTGGAACTTAAAATAAGCCTGATTTGCGTCAGTTGCAATCAATTGGTCTGTGGTTAATTTCAAACCAGCCCACCACTTCTGATTGTCAATAGCGTTTGTGTTTATCGAACACTCCCACTCAACTTGATTTTCTGTTCCCCAAACGGTATCAGCCCATGCTGCTTCAGTAGTAGCACTGTTGGGAGTCAATATTGCTTGGTCTTGATCAGCCCCAGCAGTTGTTATTGTTATCCCTGCTGCGGTAGCATTACGAGTGCAGAGTGCTGAAGTCATATTAGTTCCTTCAACCATCCAGCTCGGATTTGCCCCATTGTTAGGCATAATTGCACGAGGAATCACTCGGACATAAAGAGTCCCAGATCCTAAGTCAATTGCGCCTCCTGTGTTATTCAGAACAACTACAGTGACGGTGTTGGCAGCAGTTACAGCAGCAGTTACAACTAAATCCGTAACATCGATGCTCATTGAGCCTACTGCAAAATCACCAAGCGCAGCACCTGTTACAGTCACCTCTTCTGTTGCTTCGTCTCCGTCGGAAATGCTTCCCCAGTCTTTGGTTTCAGAAGCTGCCATATAAGATGAAAGTTTTGGAAGACCTACATCAAACCACTCCGTCAGATAATATCTGCGAGTGTCCATGGCTGCACCGCCATTCAAAGTTCTGTCTTGAACAAGACCTGTTGTGGAATTTTTGCTCACTAAGTCAAAATTATTTTCTGAGCGAACTGGTCCACTAAAAGTTGTTGTACCCATAATTATCTCCTGTCTGGGCTAGTCAGCTTTCGCTGTCAGGATTAAGAGGGAGAGCAAAAGCCCTCCCCCCAATTCACTAGGCTCCTTCGGAACCGAAAACTCCTCGCCAATCAGTCCAACCGAACGAATATCGCTCGCGAACTTTATAACGAACATTCCCAGTTTCAAAATCACCTTCCATGCCTTTCTTCATAGCTGTCCGTTGAAACGTCTTGAGCCCATCAGGCACGTCCGTTTTAACAAACCAAGCATCAGAATCAGACAAACGACGCATTACATGATATCCTTTGGGCAGATAACCACCTGATCGGATAGCATTGATGTCGTTGTCAGCGGTGCCTGTTCTCAATTGAGACTCAAGCAACCTTTCTGCTGTGAAAGAATAAGCGGTAGGAATTACCAGCATCGTTCCTTGAGCTGCTATTCTTAATCCACGATCATCTTTCATGTCCGCGATATTGATTAAGATAGACTCAAGTGAAGTCTCTGATAAGTCTGCTGCCGTCGCAAGCACATTACTCTGGTTCCCATTCCTTGTCGGGTGAGAAGCAGAACAGAGCAAAGCTCCGTCCCCGCCAGTGTAACCTGATGTGAAAGCATTACTTAAAATGTTTGCTCCTTTGATTTCTTTAGTCGAAGCCATGGAACGTGCAAGTGCTTTCGTATAACGAGAAGCGATAGAACCATACTGGCCATCTTCCTCGGCTTCTTCGGTGATCGAAAAAGCGAGAGCGATAGTCTCGTGTTGGTATCTTGCTGTCCATTGCTGACTTGCAGAATCATAAGAGATTGCTGCTCCTTCATTTTTTACTGGGGCAACATCGAATCCTTCCAACAGAACGTCTTCTTCAAACGCTCTGGTAGAACTATTAGATTCAAATACTGGTTCCCACTCTGAAGGATATTGATCGTACTCTAAGCCAAAAAGGGTGTTCAATCCTGGCTCGAGCATTTTTGCGAATTGTGCTCTATTCATCGCCATCGTTGTTCTCCCTTATATTCCAGCACCATCTTTGAGCAGATGCTCATTGATGATTACTTCCATTACGGCATTGGCGCCAAATGCATTACTTGGTGAGTCATAAAGTGCCAAGATCTTGCAAGTTGCTGTACCAGCGGCCATTGTGCCTGAAATTTCAAAACCAGACTGACCAGTGGTAGTTGAACCTGCACCTGCAACAACGTCAGCACAGTTGCCGATGTTAGTTTGGGCAGTTGTTCCTGCTGACTGAACCTTGTAAACAATATATGGATCGTCGTAGATATATGCTACGATGTTAGTCGCAGACGTTCCAGACGGCCAATATTGGGAATAAACGTAAGAACCATCAGAAGCAGTGTATGACACTCCTGCGAAAACACCAATGTTGTTAGTTTCGGTAGCAGTATGAGGCGTTATATATCCTGTGCTTATTACTATGCACAGATCGCCTGTAAAAATGTTCTCTGCTAAACCACTAGCCAAGGTGTATTTATTCGCACGAGGTGCGGCACCGCTCATGTGGCGAACTGGTACAAAACCAAAGGCTGCATCTACATTAGCCATGTTCGTTCGCTCCTATATGAGTTTAATTATCATCCATTACCGATAAATCTCGACCTGTGCTAGAAGCACTTTGGCGATCTTGATGAATCGATAACCCTGTGTTTCGTCCTAATGCCTCTAGGTCAGCAGAAACTGATTCATTTTGCTCTGCGTTTCTGCCGTGATAATAGTCCTTCATCTTGCGATGAGTTTCTACTGGCATCTCACAAAGCATCATGCCTTCGACCCCAATCATACCAGACCACTGTCCGTGGTTTATGGTAGGAAATCTTGGATCTTTAACAGTACTTGCTGGCCTTGGCTCCCAACCTGCACGCATACGTTTAAAAACGTTGTCGGGTGTTTCTTTACCTTGAATCGAGGTAGCTATCCATCGTTGAACATACCCAGGACGAGCTTCGGGAGCGTCCAACAATGATGGTGGTTTCCATGCAGTTTCTTCGCGAGCTTGTTGCTCACGTTTTGGTTGTCGTTGTTCTTCTGCTCGAACGTTTCTTTTGTTAACCATCACTATGATCTCCTGTTATTTTTATTCTGAGAACGAATTTCTTGGGCATACACCTTCAATGCATTCTCATCTGTTATACCAAGTTCTCTAGCCATGTTTAACTGGTCTCGAGTGATCTGAACTCTGTTGCCCTTGTAAGGAGATCCGCCAGCAGTTGGGGCGACTGGATTCCTGCTTTTGACCTTCTTTTGTGGACTCTCATTTTTTGAGTATAACTCTGGATGGACTTTTTGTAAACGAGTATCTAATTCTCTGTAATAGCTGTCGTCGTTTTTATCATATCCTTCCAGCTCCAACTGTACATCAATAGCCCTAGCAGAAGAACTCTGGCGTTCGTAACCAGAGGAATTGAACCACTGGTTTCTATCATGCCAGACATATGCTTTTGGCGGACTCTGAGGGACTTGCTCCTCTACCACTTGAGGAGGAGGTTGTTGTTGCTGTAAGTGACGGGTTGTTTCAGCCACTTTTATTGCTGCACGCATATCAGCAAGCTGTTCTGTAAATTGTAGTTGAGCTGCGGAGTCTCCCTCTTCTATGGATTTGGCCAATGCAGACTTAGTCTCATTGTATCTCTGCTCAAACTGTGTCCTAGCATTGTTTTCAGAGCCTTGCTCAAGACGACTCAGCCTTTCTTCCAGCGATTTGTTAACATTTCGAAACTCTTCCGCCTCTGCTTCTGCTTCACGCCTCTGCTCTACCAGCTTATTGATTCGCCTCTGAACTCTTTGACCGTATTCTTCTTTGTCTGGCTTCTCAGCTTTCGCTTCAACAGGCTCTTCTTTCTCAACAGGCTCTTCTTTTTTCGATTGTTGTTCTTCTACTATTTCTATTTCAAAGCCACTTTCTGCTTTGGTCTTTTCTATTTCTTGCTCTATTTCAGCAAGCACTTCGTTTTCATTGGTTGACATGGTTGCGATTCTCCATGGTTACGCTGTTATGGAACGTATGCGGCAACTTCTACACCTTCTGGGATGATAGAAGTTATCTCGTCATCATTCAAAAGTAAAAATTTCACACCATTTACCACTAATTTCTGGCCTGCATATTTACCATATGTTACTTTCTGGCCAATAGATGGTGATGATGTGCGCCAACGAGCACCAGTGTCTCTGTCTCGGTAAGCCAAATCGCCCATGGCAGCCACAACACCACAAGCAGTCAGATATTCTTCGTTCTGAATTGTTTCAGTCGGAAGAAAAATGCCTCCTTCGGTCTTTTTTTTGGGCTCATGGGGCTGAATTAAGACTTTCCAATTCATAGGAACTGGGAGTTGGTGTGGACCAATTGTGGAATTGGTTTGTTCGTCTGTATAAATTTGCTCAACATGTGGATGAGTCATGTTTTTTCATCCTCTTCTTTATCTATTTGTTTAAAAATGTCGTCAATAACGCCACAAGCTCTTTCTAGACCTTCTGCGATACCAACGTGTTTTTGGTACATGTGAAAATCGTTTAACCGACCTTCAACCATACCATTAGCAATCTCAGCTTTGTGTCTTTTGAGATGAGCTTTGATTGAATTCAGTAAGTCAGTTACTGTCATTGGCCATTTCTACCTTTCCAGACATCGAAATTCCAGTCACATAGACTTTCACTTCTTGTCCTGTTTTAGTATCCTTTTTTAACTTTAGTTGTTCCTTTCTTCCGCTTCTTTGTTTGATTTTTTTGAGTAGCTCCTTTGTTTGATTTCTTTCCACGTTTCACAGATCCTCCTCCTTTCATTAAAGATTTAAAGTTTGTTCTATTCAATTCTCAACCTCTGTTCTTGAGTTGATTCGGAATCACTTTGTTTCAAAGCTGTTCCTGCTCCTCCTGCTGCCAATTTACCTTTAATTGACCAAAGGAATGCACCCAATGCTGGAGCATATGGAATAACTCCACCTATCGCTGTCATGCCTATAACTCCAGGATCTGTAGGTGTTTCCTCTAATGGTGCGTCTGAATAGCCTATCCCATAAAGTGCTCCGGCTGCTCCACCTAACAAAGATTGCAATAAACGGCTTTTCCTGACTTTTTCTACAGCTTCTGGTAAATATCTTCCCGCAGTTCTCCAACCAGCTGTTGCGACATTTGCTGCTCCTGCTGAGTCTGCTATAAGATCCGTCACTGGATATAACTCAGCGAATTCCTTATACTTAGCACGCTCTGCATCTCTGGCACTTTCGTAATCGCCTCCTGATAATTGTGAAATTCTACCGACGATCTCGTCAGAATAGCCTCCTGTCAAACCATGACCAAGAGACCTTGCTGTTCCATATAAATACTCAGAAGGAGACAAAGAACGATCTGTCAAACCATATTCTGCTCCTGAAGCTGCAACTGTCGCTGAAGCTAATGCATCTGCAAGTTTGCTGTTTTCCCTGTTTTTAATGTATTTCCTAACCACTATCTATACCTCTGGAATCTATTGGCAAACCTTCCTGCTGCTGGAGGGAGTCCGCCTATTGCTCCTTGCTGATTTCCTGTTACTTGCTGACCAACTGTTGTTGCTGGTGCTAAATCTGAAGTTTGACGTCCTGTTACTTGCTCACCAGTTTGCTGCGCTTCTTTCTGTTGTTTTTGCTGCTCCATATAATCCTTGTAAGCGTCATACGTCTCATATGTAGTTCCAGTAGTATAGAGAGCGTCTAAAACATTAATGTCCAATGGACCAAGTTTAACACTAGGAATTTTTGGAACCTTTGGGGTAGGTGCGTTGAGTTGTGCTTGCAATTGGCCTGTGCCAAACTGGCCACTAGCCCACCCAGCTGTATTCGCTGCTGTTTGGCCAGCATAATAACCTTCCATGCCAGCTTGAAATATCTCCCAAGGATCTTCTCCTGCTTCTGCTGATTGGGCAGCATTCCCTGCTGCGGCAAGATAGGCAGCATAAGGTTGTGCTCCAGGAACTGTCAATCCAATAGTCACTCCTATAATCGTTCCCAGATTACTTTTTAAAAAGTTTCCGACCTTGCCGAAAAAACTCGAATACTTTGTTTGTTGTTTCTGGCCTGTTCCTCTTAAACCATAGTCTGCTGCTCTAAGAACAGTGTCAATTTTTAAACCTTTGGGGATGTTGCCTGTTTCCAAATATGTTACAAGATCTGGGCTGCGTGTTGATGCCCAATCCAGCATTTTTTCATAAATTTCTTTCATTCCGCCACTTTTGTCGTCGGCAAGATATCGCTCTCTCCCCAAGTTTACATATTTCTCTATGTTTCGTTCGTTCCAGCCATAATTTTTTAGTGCCAAACCTTCTACATTAACCCTTTGCCCATCAATTGTGATGGCTGCTGAGTATGGTATATTCTTAGCATCAAATGTGTTCTTCTCGATGTGATCCATCAACGGCACATTAGCCCAATTGTAAGTGGCCTTCCCAAAAGAACCAGAACCTTTGCCAGCTTTTTCCATTCTCATTGAAGCACTTAACTTATCGGCAACATCCTTCGAAAACATGCCTCTGCCGCTTTTCTGGCCGATTGGGTCTGGCCTTTTATATCCCTCGGGGACAAAGGTGGGATTTTGCGCAGCAATTTGAATGTTTCTTAGGAAAGGATTCTTTATAACTGTCCCGTCAGCTGCTCTTATCTCTCTGACTTTTGTCAAACTCTTCCTCCAGAAAGCTCTCTTGCTAGTATTTGAAGAACTTCATTGAAACTTTTGTCAAGCTCCTTTGCTGCTCTGGCAAATTTTCTCGGACTTATTTCAGAGCTTTTTATGCCTCTGCGCTCTAAAAAACTTTTTGCAGCTCTTATTTCTGCTGCTGCAACTTTTTTAATCGCTGCTCTGGCCATTAATGCCTCCTAGTGCTCCGGCAACACCAACACCTCCAGTTACACTTGCCATTATGTTACCTGATTTTCTGTCTTCTGGGTTAAATTTTGCATAAACTGATCTAACATCGCCCTTATCTGGGTAAAAAAGAGCAGCCGTTCCTGCCTCATCAGTAAAATATCCTCTGAATCCTAGATTTTTCAAAGCAGTTTGTAACTCTGGGATCTCCAGCACCCTCCAAGAGCCTCTCTCGGCCCACTGCTCCAATGACCCACGTGGAAACTTTGGCATACTATGAATTATATTTTCTATTTGCGCTTTTTTCTCAGGATCAATGCTCCCCAATCTTTTTACATGCTCAGCATTGTTAGGATCAAACAGCTTTTCCGTCTTTATTTTAACTGGGTAAATTGTTGTTCCTGGAATCATTGGGACATCATAGTCTGCTTCTAGCTCTCGCCCCATTTTTGCCAGTTCGTAGGCTTCATCTTTGACCTTTTGCGTTGTGCTTTGTATTACTTCTGCGCTTCTAGAGGCAAAATTTGGGTTATTTTCAGCTTGTATGATCCAACTAGCCAGTTCGTTCTCCATACGATCGAGGTCTTTGTTTGCTTGGATAAAATATTCCACTCTCTTCTTAGCTCGTGCACGATCCGACACAATTTTGGCATAATCTTTTTGTCCTGGCTTGGGCATTGGTCCCTGCGTTTTCTCTAAAATTGCATCCGTCCATTCATCCATCATCCCTTTATTAATGTAATCCAAATAATAATCAGAGCTCGTAACGTAAGTCGCACCAAGGTGTGGGTGATATTGTTCAACACCTCCGAAAACAGAACGTGCTGTGGATGCTCTTGGATTAAACACCTCTATTTCTGGGTTACGACTTACGTGATAATACGTTTTAGGATCGAACTCCTTTTTATATGCATCTCTTAATGAGCTTAATGCTCCTGAAATTAATTTTCTCACCATGCTTTACACGACCAATATCTTGCTTTTGTGTGTGGCCACTACTTGTGAACCTTCTGAACTTCAAAAGACGCTTTCTTGCTGGCACCTTTGTGTGGTTTGTAGCCAGTTGAAGGATTCTTCATTAGCTTATAACCCTTGCCAGACTTCATCCAGTGATAACCTTCAGGAGCTTGTACTGCTTTTTTGGCCATTATTTCTTCTTCCTTTTCTTGTAACCCGAAGCGTGAATGGCTCGACCTTGTCGCTCTGCTTCAGCTCTGGTTTTGTAAACCTTGCCCGACTTGCCCCAACGATAACCACCTTTGACTTTTTGTACTGGCATTATCGTTGTTTTGTTACCATTTGCCCATGAAGCATTTGGGTGTGCGGGTCGCTCAAAAATCTACCAATTTCTTGGATAGTAGGATCAGAAGAATCCAGCATATCTTGTCCGACTTCCCAAACTTCGTCTGGATCCATGTAATTTTTGATAACCTTTAAATTTTGAAGATCATCTAGAACTCTTAAAAGAAGATTTTCATTAATCGGTTCTTCTTCGATCAAGCTCAAAAGATATTTTTCAGTTTCATAATCATCAAAGTCTCCTTTCGGGACGCTCAATGTTACATCTTCCTCGGTGATTCTTGGACCCAAAGATTCAAAATCCGCATCAAGATAATCTTCGGGCATAACTTGATATTTTCCACTATACCTATTGCCTGTTTCTCCGATTATTTGGGCCTTGTTTACATCTTGCATGTCTAAGTGGTAAGGCAACTTGCCAAGTGCACCTTCTACAATCTTCCCAAGCATTTTTCTGGCCATTTTATCTACCCATTGGATTTAAGATTTCGTCCATCATGCCCTGCATATCGCCGCCTTTTAATTTGACGACTTTGACTTTCATATCATCATCATGCATCGGCATTTCTTCTTCCTCGTAATCTTCCTCTTCATCGTAACCATACTCAGCCTTGTGGCACAAAAGCATAAAGTTCACAAGTTGCTCTTCGGTCATCTCTAGTCCAGCTGAGTCTGCTGGGAAGCCCATCTTTTGTTCAAAAAGTTGTACCAGCTCATCAATATTCTCTACATTAACGTTGGCCATAATTAGATCCTTTCATTGCTTGTATGACGTTGTTTGTTGCGCTGTTACCGTTGATTCTTCCTCTGATCTCTTCAACTTTGTTCATCAGATAAACATTCATCTGGTCAGCCGACATTGGTTGGTCAGGCGATTGTTGTTGCACGCCAGAAAATGCCTGAGGATTAACTGGGCCAAACATAAACTCGTTATACATCAGATTGTTCTCTGTCTAATTGTATTTCAGCAGCATTCTTTTCACGTTCCATCTGCAAGTCAGCAGCACTTTTCTCTCTGTCCATCTGCAAGTCAGCAGCATTCTTTTCACGTTCCATCTGCATTTGCATCGCGTTCTTCTCACGCTCTATTTGCAATTCTGCTTGCAGTTCTACGATTTTCGCCTCTAGGTCTTTGTTTGCTTTGATTTGATCGATTTGTATATCTGACTGGGCTTTAGCTTGGTCGATTTGTATATCTGATTGAGCTTTTGCTTGGTCAGATGCAATTTCTGACTGAGTCCTTTGGACAAGTGATTGAGCTTCAAGTTCAGCGAGTTGTTGCGCATATTGTAACGGATCCTGTTGTTGTTGCTGTTGTTGTTGTCCAGCGATTGCTTGTATGGGTTGCATTTGCGGAGCTTGCTGGACGACTTGTGCTGCGCGAGAGCTTATTATCATATCCAGCTCTGGGTCAATGTCTTGGAACTGGAATTTTGGATCCCTCAGGTTAGGCACATCAGGCAACGGAACACCGATGCTGGCCTGCATGCGAGTCCGATAAAGCAACGCAATATGTTCCGCAATATGGGACAAGAGTATCGGTGCCACTTGGCTACCCATAGTAGGATTGCCAGCCAAAGACGGATCGTTCAGAAACTGCATATGAACCATTATGTGCGAATCGTGGTCTTGCTCGGGGAATGCCTTGATTGCTTTGCCATACATGACCGTCATATTTTCATCTATCGGGTCAAGTCTTGGTGCTTCCTCGGGTGGCTTTAGAACTTCGTCTATATTAGGTATCCGAATCGCTTCATACATTCGCTTGTATGCTTCGTACAAGTCATGAAGTTCTGGTGCTGAACGAGCCATTTCCATAACTGCTTGAGCTTGTGCGATGCGTTGGGCTGTGCTAAAGATATTCGGATCACTAACTGGTACCACATCAATACGGCCATCAAAGTCTGCCGCATAAATGATTGTGTCTTGGCCTGATGCTGAGAACTCTATCTGCTCTGGTAAATTGTCAGCATTCAATTTGGCCAGCATTCTGAACTCTTGGCCTTGAGAGTTGTGCAAACGTTTGTGAATTGCGGAGAATGACTTACTGCCTTGCTCAATCAGTGCCACCGTTGACCCGACTGGTGCATTAGGATTAACGTCGCCAACATTAAGATCTGCCGTGGCAGCAAACCTTCTACCAGCGTCAACCATAAATCCCATCAGCTGAAACAATGTTCCGCTTGGTTCTTTGAATGGTAGCGGCATGATTGCTTTGCCAACATCGTCAACCGTTGCCTCTAAGTCAACAAACTCTCCTGGATTGACTTCTATATCGCCACCGCTCACTCTGCCTTTTAGCTTGAAGCCACCTTGCATATTTGAAAATGCAGCAGAGTCCAGCAACGCTCTCAAAGCACCAGTGGCTGCTTTACCCAAACCGCCAATCATATGGTACAGGCCAAAACCATAAAATCCAGTTCCAGGAAGGAATTTATAAGACACAAACCAGTCTAGCCGTTGTTGAGTTTCGTCTTGCTCGTCCCAGTTGCGGCGAACACTCACAATACGATCTGAGTCATAGTCAATCGTCACAACATACGGCAACGCAACCACTTCATCATCCTCTTCCGAAGACATTCCATCAACGCCATCAAAAGTTTCATAAACATGCATCTCGATCAGCGTTATAATCTCGTCTTCCGAATCATCAGCAGAAGGATCAACACCCTCAATGTCTTTGGTTGTATTGCCTGCTGGATCTATGCTTGAGCCAGAATACTTGACCGAGAGATAATATCCAGCTTCAACATATCGGTTGTAATCGTTGCGAGGCATCCGTATCAGATGTGAGTATCTTGGCGACGTTTGCAAGTCCTTGCTTTCTGGCGCAACAACGAAGTCCTCAGCCTTAACAAACTGTGAACATTGTCTGTTTAAGTTCACATCCCACCAGACCTTTTTAAATGTGTTGCCGACCAGTGGTAATTGAAACAACATCTGGTCTAGGTCAGGGAAGTATTCGGGCATCTCTTCTGTGATTTGGTAATTCATAAAATCACGTACACGTCTTGCCTGCTCTTCAACTTCTTCAGTCGCTTCACCAACGATGGTTGTTTTAACTGGCCCACCAGAAGGATAAAGCTCGGCCACTGCTCTGGCATTAAACTGTGTTGCAGCTTCCGCAATCAATGGATGAACAATAGTGCTCAACCCACGGCTCGCTCTAATTTCCTCAGACTCTTGCAACCCACCTTCTGGGTCTAATGTCTTCAGCCCACTCTCATAACGACGTTTCCATTCGCTACGAGCAGACTCGTCAAGTTCGTAAAATCTTAACAGTGTGGATGATTTGCGTTTGAGTTCGTTTTCATCAATGACTTCTGCTAAGTTTTGGTCAAACTGTGTTTCCTGTTCTTCAAGTCCATCCAAGTCTGGATCACCAATCAGCACATCTTCGCCAAAATTCTCAACCATAAGATCATCAGCAGGTGCTCCTTCCGAGAACAACGGCAACTGTCTTGGGATTCCTAACTGCTCTTCAGCCATACATGCTCATCCTATCTTGTGGGATTATGTCGTCTTCTTCGTAGTCAGTTGAGTGGCTGACAGACCAACTCTTGCGCAACCTCAACCATGCCTGTGTGCAAGTGTCAACAATGTCGTCATTATCGCCAGCAGGGAATGCCGCACAAATACTGATTAAATCTTTTGCCCAATTACGTTCTGCGGGATACCATATACGGCCATCTTCCAGCAACGCAGACGAAGCATGGGCACGAGCTTCTTTATCTCTGTCTGGTAAATACTCAAGAACTGGAATGCCAGCCATGCGTAAATCTTGCAACAAACTCTGGCCACTGGCTTTCTTTTCAATCAGCACTGCATCAGGCTCATAATCTTGGTACGCCTCTTGAGCAAGTTTCCTCAATTCTGGATAGCTTACTCTATCGTACCACATTTCTAAAACAATTGCATTCATTTGACCATGTTTGCGAAACACAGCCCACGTGGTTCGGGCTGAATAAGAACTCTTTTCTTTGGTGGAAAAAGCAGTGTCGTACGACTGTAGCACATACTCAATGTTTGGCAGTTCTTTCTTGTCCCATGGCTTCCACCAGTCTTCTCTTAATATGCCGCCACCTTTAGGCATCGGTCGTTGCTGTAGCTGTCCAGCAGAAGCATACACTCCAAGACTTCGTTCGAGATTTTGTAATGTTCTATCGTCTATCCTTTCTGGCCAAAGAAGCTCATCTTCTTTTGTTCTTTTGTCTTTAAATCCTAACGAGGACTTGGTTTGGTATGGGTGATCCTGTTCATACCTAGCAGGCAAACACAAGTGATCCCAGTCTTCATGCTCATTGGCTAACACGTGCCCAGTTAGATCATTCTCATGAACACGTTGCATGATTATTATGAAGGCACCAGTCTTTGGGTCATTAAGCCGAGTTTGCATGGCTTGATCCCACCACTCTAAAACGCCAACTCTAACGGTCTCAGACTCAGCCTCCCGAACATTGTGCGGATCATCAATTATAATGATGTCGCCACCTTCACCAGTCAACGCACCATCAACAGAAGTCGCTATCCTGTATCCTGTCTTGTCGTTTTCAAATCTTTGCTTTTGGTTCTGGTCAGAAGTCAGCTTAAACTGTTCGCCAAAGTGAGCTTGATACCAAGGACTGTCAATCAGCCTTCGACACTTCAACGAATCCCTAATAGACAAAGACAGCGCATAAGATGCAAACAAGAAACGTTTGTCTGGCTGGATGGTCCAAGTCCAAGCAGGCAACGCCACAGCAACACTGATAGACTTCATGTGCCTTGGTGGGATGTTGATGATCAGTCGCTTTATGTCACCTTCAACAACTGCCTGCAAATGTTCAGACACCGCATCAATGTGCCAGTTGTCGTAAAACTGCCGTCCTGACTCAATCGTCTGCCAAGACTTCTTGGTAAACTCCTTCAGCGACCTCTTCATCTTCTCCGCTCGAACTTCCGTCAATGACAGCGTGTTCAAGAACTCGTTCAATTGTGGTGAGGTCATTATCTGTTAATTGTGTTATGTCTACTACTTTTCTCTCTTCAACTTGTGCTGTGACTTCGATTGCTTTTAAATCTGGGACACATTTGCCAAGCAATGTTTTCGCCGCAAGAACTCTTAAATCAGGGTCTGCGGATATTCGCCCCATCTGTTGGACATTGCCAGTGCTGTCTTGGCTGTAGACAGGGAACATTTCTTTACCATTCATCACCTGCGACAAAAAGCCAACAGGGTCTGCTTGACCCATGATCCAATTGATTGTTGTGTGATGGTTCCATTTGTAAGGCTTTTCACGCTTTTTCTTCTGGTTTTTCATAGGCTCAACAGACTTGAACCTTCCGTCCCATGCTTCTGGGTCAATCGGCGGCCCATCTTTAACAGGTCGTTGCACCTGTACTTTGGTCTCTGAAGCACCATTTTTTGGCTTTCTGCCCATGTCCACAAACCATCATAACAAAATAAGTGTAACAAATTTTATCCTGCTTTCTTTATTTCGTCAATCAAATTCCTCTTACAACTACAACAAATCACTTTGGTCTCCACAATCCAACCTCTGGTGCTCCACCCACACCAATCGCAAATTATATGCCGATCATAATAACATTTCATGGACTCTCCCTCCATTAAAAAGTTGCTGTTGTTTGCCTCACCCACCTCGGCTCACAATGAGCCTTAACCGGATGCCTGCTGCGAATGTCGTAGTTGCTTCTGCCCTGATAATTTAACCTTTTGGCTGTAATGGTACAGTGTTTTAGTTTTGAAAAATAAATCGGGTCTTGACCTCGGATGGGGTCACCATTAGATAACACAACCAGTAAGTAAACCAGCTTCATCTTAGTTTTACAGTTTTGAAAATACGAATTTCTGAAGCATCCTCGACATCATCTGGGTTGAGGTGTTTATAAAAATATCTTATTTTTAATTCCTCATAATTTGGATGTCGAATGCCATCATACCCAGCAGCCAAAGCAGCTGTTTCATCCTGCCCTAACTCATTCCAAATTTTACGGCCTTGCTCTGTTTCAATATCTATTACTTTAAAAGGCCCAATGGCTTCATACACTCGGCCTTCTGGTTTGTCTCCTAACTCTCCTCTGGTAAAAGATTTTGAAAGCACTGGGTCATCGCTTAAATGTACCGATGGATCATGAGCACCTTTTGTTCTTCCTATGCTTTTACTACTGGTGGTGCTTACTTCTGTGAGATCAGTTTGCGGAGATCCATGATATAGTCGATCAAATTCTACAACACCCTCAACGTCAGTTGTTTTAGCAGCCGACTTCCTTAACTGCTTAGCTCCTTTGGGCAATGCTCCAACTGCAGCTTTACGTTTTGGATCGAATCCAGCCAATCCTTCTAAGGCACTTTTAAGAACTTTCCTTACCAACTAACTTTCCTCTGCTTCATTTAGTATATTTTTTGACAAGCTCTGCTTTATACGCTTCAGGATCTTGCCGTGCTAATTCTACTTTTCTAGCAGCCTCTTCAACTTGTGCTCTTAATCGAGGCACATTCTCTAGTGCTTCTACTGCTTTTGGCGTTGGGACGTCGTCAGGCAGGTCTTGGTAGATAACTTTGTTCTTCCTTAAATAATCAGCCAGTTCTTGTTTGCTCAGCCCATAGTCTCGCATCATAGATTCAAGAAAGCTCGCATAGTCTGCATATTCTGGACTATCCCCATCAAGGTTCCAACCCTCAAGTCCATCATCCGCTGCTCCTCTGAGCGGGACTTTACCTTCAAACCAAGGCTCTAATTTTGCCCTTTCCCAAATATCATCCTTAGTAAATTGAATTTCATAAGAAGGATCGGCTTCTCTTGCTTTCTTCATTACATCTAGTGCTTTTGAAGCATCATCAGCATCCATCCACTTAGCAACTTCATCGCTTTCCAACAGCTCCCAACTCCAGTCTTTGAAATTTACCAGTCTTGTTGGCATCCTTTCCATGGCATCAAACTGATCTATCATACTATCAAATTCTCTCGCAGGAGCATCTGTAGGGAGCTTCTGGTCTCTTGCTAATTCGTCCCACTCCTCCGGAGAAGACTTAAAAAAATCTTTCCATCTTTGATTGTGTTCAGCCAAATCTTCAACCGTCAGCCCACTTGATGCATATTTTTCATCATAATCAGACTTTATCAAAGGAGTAGAATCTATGAATTCTTCAGCAACCTCGTCAAAACTTTTCCCAGTTGCTTCCATTTTATTTTGAATGGATTTGTTTAGTATTCTGTGGACGTCTTTTGTGGAGAAAATTCTCTGAAGATCATCATCATCATCATAGTATGCTGCAGCGTCATGAAAATCTCTCGAAAAAATGTTGGCTCTGAATGTTTTGCGGAAAAATTCTTCCTGCAAAGATTTGAATGCAGGCACGTCTTTTATGTTTTCCGGCAACTTTTTAGCAACCGACTTCATGAGCATCTTAGCCCCTTTGGGCAATGCAGCCAACGCTCCAACTGCAGCTGTACCTTTTAATATCTTCCTACGCTTCTCGTCAAATTTGCCGCCAGTCAATCCCTCTAAGGCACTTTTGATAACTTTCCTTACCATTTAATCAATGTTCTCTCTTAGGCCAAAAAATGGGCTTATTTCAGAATCTTTCTGTCTTTGAAAAGTTTCCTCCCAAGCCTTCTTCTCAGCTTCTCTGTCTACCAAGTGTAATTCATTCCAATTTGCTGGACGAACTGTATCGACAAACGTTTTATCAAAATCGCCAGAAAGAAGACGTGACGTTTCTTCCATACTATCTACACTTGCCTCCATATAATCAAAAACATCAGCACGACTCATGTTGTAAGGTTCGAGAGATTTTATGTACTCGATCAAATCAGGATCATCAATTTCATTTAACGTTATTTTTCCATCAACCCAATCATCAAGCGATTTATTTTCATAAAACGAATGCAACTTAGACCTCATCCCTGCATCAACAAGCCTCCCTGCATCCATTGGATCGCCTGTCCCTGCATCAAAGAATCCAGAAACCTTCTCGCCTTCTAACTCACCCACCTCAGCAGTGACTCTGTCTTCCAGGAGACGCATTGCTTGTGGAGTGTTCACGTCTTTTAAAATCTCTGGACGAAGCAGCTCCTGAGCAAGTTCGTTTTCATCAAGACCACTCAACCCAAGTTCTTCCAGACTTTTTCCTGTTCGTTTGCTAACCTGTGCAGCAATGGCGTCCAGCTCCATTGGATCGAAGCCGATTCTCTTATCTATATTCCTAACAGCGTTATCAAACGCCTGATCATAAAGGTCTTTCTTAAAATTGATAAAATAAGGAGATTCATGAAATGGTCCAACAGGAATTTTCGTCAATTCATCAGCTGCAGGTTTCATAGCTATCTTAGCTGCTTTGGGCAATGCTGCTAATGCCCCTGCTGCGGCTGTACCTTTTAATATCGCTCTGCGTTTTGGATCAAACGCACCACCGAGCGCACCAGCAATCTTCTGTCTGATTTTCATCTAATCCTCAAAAATATAATCGAACATTTGTTGGTCAACATTTGCATCTTTTGATCCTTGTGGTTTTGCGGTAGATATATTCGCTAAATCAAGCTCTTTTTTTATTGCTTCTGCATCTTCTGCAAGCTCAACAATTTTAGGCATTGGCGCATCTTCAGCCAGATGTGTATAAATGACGTTGTTTTCCCGTAAATACTCAGCCAGTTGCTGTTTGTTAAGTCCATAATCTTCCATCATGTTTGCAACAAATTTGTAAAGATCTACTCTGTTATTCAAATTATGATCTTGCCACTCACCCATATCTGTAAAAGATCTTTCCCCTTCAAGCCACTCTTCTATTCTCGGTGTATCAATAAGTCCAGTGCCATCTTCAGTGTCACCAAAAAGATCTGTTTTCGGATCAGGAACCCAAGCATTACTCATATAATCAGGGTCAATTTCTTTTGCTTTGTGAACTTTTTCAAATGCATCCGTCCACTCATCACCGTCAGCCCACTTGATGACCTCATCATTCATCAGAAGTCTGTGATTCTGCCTCCAATGAGCAGACTTGTGAAGAGCACTGTCTAATAACTCTTCATAATCTTCCTCTGTCCCACTTAGCAATTTGCGATAATATGGTTTGTTTTCTACCCACTCATTTTCTTTATTACGCATTTGATATTCAATGTCTTTCAATTCATCAGCGTTATAAAGAAAATCATCCAGAACTTCGTCAGAGCTTTGACCAGTTGCTTTCATTTTATTTTTCATTGCGTTCTGGTAAATCCTTCTAATATCTTCTGCTGAAAAAATTTCAAAATCAATCTCGCCATCTTCCCAGTAGACATTTCTAAATTCTTCACTGCCATGACGATAACGAGGATTCATCAAAAATTTAAACGTACCACGCAAAGCATCTCTTTCTAAGACCTTGAATGGTTTTGCATTTTGTATGTTTTTCGGCAACTGTTTAGCAACCGTTCCCATTAACTTTTTAGCTCCTTTGGGTAATGCGGCCAATGCCCCTGCAGCTGCAGTCCCTTTCAGTATCGCTCTGCGTTTTGGATCAACCTCTCCACCTGTCAACTTATCTAATGCACCGCCAATAAGTTTTTTCATTTTGCAACGCCTTTTGACCCGTCGGGAAGTGTTACTTCAAGACCTTCATATCTTCCGAGCACATCTCGAAGATACATTGATATCTCTTTGTTGGAGTATCCACTTTGTTTCATTTCATCTATAAAATTGTCAACAAAACTGAACTCGCTTACCTCTTTTGTTGGAACTGATTTAGCAACATAATCCTCAATAGGCATTTCATCAAAAACCTGATCTAAAAATGGCAATAATTCCTGTTCTGCCTCAGCACTTCCTGGAGCGTTGAAATAGCTATCATAAATTTTATCTAGCTCTTTGGGATTAAGTTCTGAAACAGATTTTACTTCTCTGCCTATGTCTTCTGAAATCTCATCAAGGAATATTTGCTCCTCTAATATATTCTCATCCAAAAGAACTTTTTTCATTTGTGGGAGGTCTGTGATTTGTTTTGCTGCCATTTTTGACAAATCAATTTTTTTCGAAAAAGGTTCGCCAACTTCATCAATCACTTTCCGAGCAACTTTTGGTGTGACAGCAATCGCCCCCAATGCTCCTGCACCTTTTATAAGGTCACGTTTGCTTGGGTCAACTTCTCCACCCATCAGCTTGTCTAATGCTCCACTGATAAGTTTTTTCATTGCGCACCTCGTTCTGTTATCCATACTTTAGCTTGTTTCTCAGCGGATTTAAACTCTTCATGGAACTCCACATCAGGCAAATACACCTCCTCATTCTCAGGTCCATACATGAGCACTTTGTAGTGTCCGCCTGACATCTCCACGGTCGCCTTGCGGCGACCATTCTCGTAAGTCTTCTTTTTCATCTTACGATTCCTTAGCCGAAGATACAGCAACTGCACATCCCTCATACGCAGTACCACTTGAGGCTGCGACCTCTCCCTCTATATTAGCAACCAAATTATCAACATCTTTCCATCCTTTGGCATAGTGTGTCGCAACAAAGTCAAACCCAATCATCCCAACACGATAAACAACCCAATGTAGCTCTGAAGATTCGTAGCTTGGGAACTGAACAATAATTAAGTCGCCCACCATCGTAGATCGTGCTCCGTACTCGAAACCTTCTTTGTCTACAAAGTATTTCCCGAGGAATGTCACATCAGGATTAGAGTCGCTGTTTCCATCTTTTGACCAAGAGCCTTCGATATTGTTAGTCCACCGAAACGCATATTCCAAAATCTCTTCATTATCCCATTTCTGGATTTCTGCCTCGGTAAGATCAATTCTCGCAACCGCCGGATTAATTTTAACTTCTGGTTCGATGTGTACTACAAATGCTTTCATAATTTTTTTCCTTTCTCAACTTAGGGATATAGTATCTCTCTTTTGGCCAGAGAAGTAAAGTATTATTTCAACTTTATTTGCCAGAACCCATACTCTGGGTTACGTTTCTTCTTACAAAAAAGTTTGGTTACTGAATTAAGCCTATGGTTCTTAAACATTTTCTTACAGGCCGAACCCAGTAACCACAATTTCTAGATTTTTTCAACAAGAATTTTTTCCTGAATTTTTTTCCTTATATACAATCAGACTTCGTTCATCCTACAAGCTCGTCGCAGCACTCTGGCTCGTTGAGGCTTGGTAAGTTTGGCGACAACGTTCAGCACCATAATCGCATAAGTGCGCTCGTCGTCTGCGTTGAACCGAGTTGCTTGACGTTGCTTCTTGTCAGCGTCTTTCAGCTCTTCAGCAACCATCGGGTTTTCTTTCAGAACCAAAGCTCTGGTTTTGTCATCAAGGTCTTTTAATTTCATATCCATTCCTTTCTCAATTTAAGTATATAGCATATCTCTTTTGGCAATAAAAGTAAACAACTATTTTCACCTTTAAAAACAAGAACTTAAAAAATTGTTTACTTCTGAAAAGAATTAAGATATACTATACCCTGTTGATAAGTAAGAAAGGAAAAACAATGAACGAAATCAAAATCGGCACTTTTTTAAATAACCATCTTTTTACAGATGTCGCGCCTTTCCAGATAGTTCGCTTGACGAAGTCTGGAAAAACAGCCTACGTCCGAGCTGTGAAAGTCGAACGTCATCCCGATTGGAAGCCCGACACAATTGCAGGCGGTTTCTGCGGACACACCGTTAATAATCAAGATCAATTCTGGAAATACGGCGAACTCGAAGGTCCAGAATATGCAGTGCGCTTGACCAAATCCGGCTGGAAATCAAAGCTGGGCAGACACATCCCAGCAGACAAACCGAAACGTTTTTACGACTACAACTTTTAAATCAAACTTAACAATTGGGGGGAGCATAGCTCCCCAAAATTATTGGCACAAGAAGGTTTACAAAAAAATGCAAAAGCATTAAAATATAGAAAATGAGAAAGGAGACAAAGGTGAACAGTAAAGTGTACGTGGTCAGCCGACCAAGAGAAAATAAATTCGGCTGGACTCCAGATTTAACTGATGCGACAAGATACGGAGCATTAGAGATTGTGTTTGAGTCGAATGACAAACCGCAATTCTTGCCCGCTCCTTGCATTGCTAAAGCAAGACGCATCATGAAAGGCTTCTCTCCGGAGGATTACATTCTCTGGCCAGGAGGTGGTGACCCAACAGCAGTTATGGTAGTTTGTATGATTGCTGCTGAAATGTCACCAGTGGTAAACGTTCTCAGGTGGGAACGTAATTTTGACGAAGGCGAACGTGACCGACGTAAAGGTTGGTACATGCCTGTAACATTAGAAATGAGAAAGGAAACCAACGATGAGTATAGATCTGCTTGAGGATGTCGCACCTGCATCCAAAGACCTAGGTGCTGTAGCTGAGATTGCGGAAAAGATGGAGCAAAGCAAACAACGCATTGCCGATCTTGAACACACAATCAAAGCAGAAAAGCAGAACTTCAGAAAGCTGTCCGAAGAGGAATTGCCAAATTTAATGCAACAACTCAACATCAAATCCTTCACTCTGAGCAACGGTGCTCATGTAGAGGTGACCGATGTGATCTCAGGTTCCATCCCATCACAAGGAGCTATAGAAAAAGCAAAAGATGATGACAAAGGAATGTTAGAGATGCGTCAGCAGGAATGTTTCGATTGGTTGCGCCACAATGGTGGTGGTGACATAATTAAAAACAATGTTGAGGTTCAGTTCAGTAAAGAAGAAGACCAAGAGTGTAACGCATTTGTTTCAAAACTGCGTAACGACGAAATGGCCTTCAAACGATCAACAGGCGTCCACCCAAAACAATTGAACAAATTCTTAGGTGAAACAATTGAACAGGGCAAAGATGTGCCTCACGATCTATTCAAAATTTACTCAGGTCGCAAAGCGACCATAAGGAATAAATAATGGCAAAACAGCTCGCTGAAAAAAAGCAACAACAAGTTGCAACCATAGACCCAAGCATGCTCTTAGAGGATGCAAATACTGCTTCGGATTCAATGTCGTCTGACGATTTATTGATACCTCGAATCAGAATACTGCAAGCACTATCACCACAAGTCATAAAACAAAAAAGTGAATATGTGGAAGGTGCGGAAGCAGGAATGATATTCGACAATTCTTCTAACAGTTTGTTCGACGGAGAAAAGGGCATCAACGTTGTGCCTGTAAATTATCGTCGGTGTTATATTGAGTGGGACAAAAAACGAAACTTTGTCAAAGACCACGGCACTGATGCTTCTATCCTAGAGCAATGTGTGGTAGACGGATATCAACGCTTCCATGGTGACAACGAAATAGTCGCTACAGCAGAATACTTCGTCTTCATTGTACAAGACGACCAGCATTTCCCTGCGATGGTGAGTATGCAATCTTCTAATTGGAAAGTTGCAAAACGTTGGAACAGCATAATCAACAGACTCATGATACCAAATCCAAATGGTGGCAAAATGAATCCTGCCATGTTTTGGAACATGTACAATCTGTTTGTTGTTCCGCAAACCAATGAGCAAGGTGCTTGGTTCGGTTGGGAAGTCAAACCTGTTTACACCGCAGACTCTGGCGGTATAATAGACAACCTAGAAAATGGCACAGACATTTATTTGTCCGCAAGGACTTTTAAAGAACAAGTCATTTCAGGAGACGTTCAAGTTCAGCAAGACGAAAGTTCTGCTGACGAAGAACAGTTCTAATAAAAAATAGATAACGCAGCATAGACTTGCAGCTTGGTGGTGCTGCTCAGGAAGGTTCCCACTAACCATCTTGTCCACCAACTGCACCTATTAGAAAGGATACATTGTGTCAACAGTACAACGTTTTATGAAACTGTTTCGTGGCTATGAATCAGCTCATGGCCAGTACAGAGTAAAGAAAAAAGAAGCTGATGGAAAAATGAGTGGTCGGGCTGTAACTGTCAGCGAGCCACCAACAGAAATAAATTTCGAACAACACCTCAGTGGTAACGAGTATATACTTGGCATCATAATGCTAAAGGAGGATAACAGCTGTAATTTTGGAGTGATTGATATTGATATTCGTGGACACGTTAAGTTAAGCGAAAGTCTAGAAAGTTTAGAGCAAAAAATTAGGAACACGCCACTGGTCTTATGCAGGAGCAAATCCGGTGGTGCACATCTTTATCTTTTTTGCGAGCCTGCTATTGCCGCCATCGACATGGTACAAAAGTTGAACGAGTTTGCAGCTTCGTTGGGCTATGGTGGTTCAGAGATATTCCCGAAACAAATATCAAGAGCCAACGAACGCGACAGAGGCAACTGGATAAATTTATGTTACTGGGACGGTGACAAAACAGAACGTCATGCCATCCACGAAGGCAAGCCACTAAACTTGGAAGAGTTTCTCGACCTAGCAGAAAAGAAAACGGTCACCTATGAAGAACTAGAAAACTACCAAGCCAAACTTGTAGACCTGTTCAGCGACGGCCCACCGTGCTTACAACACCTCATGACAATGGGCTTTCCTGAAGGTGGAAGAAACATATCTTTGTTTAATGTTGGTGTTTATTATAGAAAGAAAAATCCAGACGACTGGCAAGAAGATTTAATGAAGTTCAATTATGAGCATGTGTCGTCTCCACTGCCTTCAAGCGAGGTCAATGGGCTAGTAAAAGCTGTCAGCAAAAAAGAATATGCTTACACTTGCAAACAAGCACCCATATTCAATTACTGCGAAAAGTCCAAATGCATGAAACGTGAATATGGCATAGGTGGAATAGGCGGAGGCCAAACAATAGAGATAGACTCAATCACAAAATACGAAACAGAAAACAGAAGCTCCGTCAGATGGTACATCGAAATACAAGGAGAGCGAATAGAAGTCACAACACAACAACTGCTAGAGCAAAACAAGTTGCAGAAAATATGCGTCGAAAAGCTAAACAAGTGTCCAGCAAAAATGCCTATTCAAAAATGGGAGCAGAGAATAAATGATTTGCTTTCAACTGTTGAAGTCATACAAGACCCAGACGATGCTTCGCCACAAGGACAGTTTGAAAAAGTTTTGGATTCATTTTTAACAGGCAAAGTTCAAGCACGCCACAAAGACGAAATAATGAATGGCAAGCCATGGAACGACATCGAAGCTGAGAAAGTATTTTTCAGATCTGAAGACTTGTTTATCTATCTTGAGTCTAGAAGATTCCGCTACCCAAGTCAGCACCAAGTCTGGTCGTGGTTGAGGTCTATTGGTGGTGACAGAAAAACATTCCGTATAAAGGGAAAAGTTGTGAAGGTGTGGTCAGTCCCGACTCCAGAATTTTACGAAGAGGACGATCTTGAAATACCTTCTGTTGTGGAGGAAGAATTTTGAGACACGTTCAAATAATACTTGGACCTCCAGGAACAGGCAAAACAACAACGTTGTTAAGACGAGTTGAAGATGCACTCGCAAGAGGTGTGCCCCCAGAACGTATTGCCTATCTAGCATTCACACGCAAAGCAGCACACGAAGCTCAAGAACGTGCCATGGCACAATTTAATTTTAACGAGGACAGGTTTCCATATTTTAGAACGTTACACTCGTTGGCATTCAAAGAGCTTGGATTGCAACGTGACGAAGTGATGACTGACAAACATTACCGACAACTTGGAAAAACGATCGGTGTAGAGTTTAGAGGAATTTATGATGACAACATAGGCATTCACACTGGTGATGGACTGGGTGACAAATGCTCAAGGATAGATTCACTCGCAAGAGTTGGATTAAGAGACATCGAGCAACAATACCAAATGACAGACATTTCTGATTTAACACTGCACGCTGTCAAGCAATACAAATCGTCACTACAACAGTACAAGCAACAAAATGGACTCTTTGACTTTACGGACATGTTAAAAAATTGCAACTCGCAATTACCAGTAGACATCTGCATCATAGACGAAGCCCAAGACCTATCTTCATTGCAATACAGAATGGCAATACAAGCAGCTTCATTGGCGAATGAAGTGTATATAGCAGGAGACGACGACCAAGCTATATTCGGTTGGGCAGGAGCAGACGTGCAAAAGTTTTTAAGTTTGAAAGGTGACAAGATGGTGTTGCCTCAGTCTTATCGTATACCAAGATCAGTTCACACCATAGCACAAAACGTTGTGAGCAGGATAAAGAAAAGATATGAAAAGCCATGGGCACCAAGAACTGAAAAAGGAATTGTAGACTATGTTGTCAATGAGCAAGAAATAGATTTTAGCAGGGAAGGTTCTTGGATGTTGTTGAGCAGAAGTAAGTATTTATTGTTCAGGTTAATTCGTGCTGTAAGACAGCAGGGATATGCTTATCTGTTCAATGGAACAAACTCTTTAGATTCAGAAGAAACAAAAGCAATCCTTTGTTGGGAGAAATTAAGGAAAGGCAAAGAAGCAGCTAGACACGAAATCAAAAACATGATACAATTCATTCCTGCCAAAATAAATTTAAGAAAAAAAGACTCTTACCAAATTAAAGATTTGGGATTGCCAGAAGATGTTAAACATTTAGACTGGATGGAAATTTTAAAAAGCATCGCTCCTGATGAGCGCGAGTATGTTAGGTCTTGCTTGCGCAATGGAGAGAAAATGAACGAGAAACCTAGAATCACAATCTCGACAATTCACCAAAGCAAAGGTGGCGAAGCTGACAATCTTGTTTTGCTTACTGACATGAGTCGACAAAGTTGGGAGCACATTGCGGATGATGAAGAAAACAGAGTCTGGTATGTGGCTGTCACAAGAGCCAAAGAGGCACTTTTTATAGTTAGACCAAGAGGTCTAAGGTATTTTTCTTTGTAACTGGCTGTTTTTAAAGGTGAAAATAATACTTTACTTCTTGTCAACGATAAGAGATAATATACTCGTTGGTTAATTTTAGAAAGGAAAAGATTATGATCAAAGTGTGCAACGACATAAAGATAGTTACGATACAAAGACAGACCCTAGAGATGTATCGAGTTTTTGGCACCATAAAAAATTTGCCTGACTCTATTGATGGCATCACGGTTGCTTATGACAGCTATGGAAAAATTATAGATTGGGAAGCGTACGACTCTGAAGACAACGAGTTGGGATTTGCGTTTGCTTATTATGAAGATCTGAAATTTATTATGGAAGACGCTTACACCAAAGCAGTCGAAGAAAAGATCGTTGGTGGAATTGGTTCTTTGTATACCTATTAACATTTTTCAAAACTGAGAAAGGAGAAAATTATGAACCCAGAAGAACTTTACAACAAAGCTCACGCAGCAGGCATGGAAGCATTAACCAACGCAACCCCAGAGCCAATGCTTATAGTAGACTCAAGAAACAAAGAGCACATCGTGGTAAAAAGTGGTGTGTGCGGATTCGCTTATGTTCACATCCATCCAGCAAGAGGCAAATTTGTCAATTTCCTCAAGAAGCGAAAAATAGGATATCGCTCTCATGAGGGTGGATACTCTGTCCCCTGTCACCAAGGCAATCAAAGCATGGAACTCAAACAAGCCTACTCCCAAGCATTCGCCAAAGTCTTGAAAGAGCAAGGTCTTACAGTTTACACAAGCAGCCGGATGGACTAATAAAAGGAGTTGTATTAAATGTTGTACAAAATATACTTGTATAGAACGACGCATCACGAAACCGAAGTGTTCATCAAAGTAGACGGTGAACTTACTCAGTCGCAAATTGCAATTGCCGCCGACAAGATGGGGAATCTAGAAGACCTAGCAGAACGGCACAGCGAGCACGAAGAAGAGCGAACAACCAATTGGCAATGGTCTGGAAAGATTCACGACGCAGAAGAAGGAGAAAAGCCTCTCTGTCCTTTTGTTTTGTCCGCCGACGAAGAATAGGAGACCTGCTTTGACAAAAGCTAAAGAACAATTGATGCTGAATTATTTGTATCAGTCTTTGGACTCTATGTTACTGTTGACTAAAAAAATACCCAGATCCCAGTGCCCTGAAAAAGTCCAAGCTGCAATGATGGCGTTGCTCCAAGCAATAATTGAGCTTGAGCCGGAGGAGGACTTGGAGAATGTAATTCAATTTCCCAACAAGAAAAATTTAAGGAAAAAGCATTGATCAAAATATATGGCGCAGGTCTTGCTGGCTTATTATCAGCAAACATTTTGCGAAAGCACAACCCAATAATATATGAAGTGCAGTCTAGCCTTCCAAACAATCACGCTGCACTCCTACGCTTTCGAACTGATAAGGTTGGTACATCTTGCGCCATACCTTTTAAAAAAGTGAAGGTGTCCAAAGCAATAAAGTACGACCAAGAAATTTACACACAGCCAAATCTTTTCCTCAGCAATCTATATTCTCAAAAAGTAACCTCTGCTATCTTGTCTCGGTCTATAGACAATCTTGATTCTACAGAACGTTATATCGCACCAGAGAACTTAGTAAGCAGCATGGCCAATGGTTGCGAGATTATCTACGAGCAAGGTCTTGCGGATTGGAACCTATTAGATGGGTCTCCTAAAATATCAACCATCCCAATGCCAACGCTGATGAAAATAGTTGGCTGGCAGGATGTGCCAGAATTTCCAAGCACTCCAATCTATACCCAAAAAGCAACCATACAAGATATTGAGTGCGACATTTACCAGACCATTTATTATCCCGACCCAATGGAAAGCTATTATAGAGTTTCAATAATAGGAAACGTCGTTATATCAGAACACATCCAAGAACCAGAAAATTATATTGGCGACCACATAATGTCTGTCCTAAGAGAGGACTTCGGCATCAAACCAACCAAGTTGGATAATCTGAAAAGCTCAGCTCAAAAATATGGAAAAATAAGGCCAATCAATGAAGAGCTGAGGAAAGAGTTTATCTATGAAATGACAAGCAAATACAGAATTTATTCTGTTGGGAGATTTGCTACTTGGAGGCAGTTGCTACTTGATGATGTTGTGGAAGACATAGGCATTGTTGAAAAATTTATTTATAACCAAGACGACTACAAACGAAAAATGCACTCAGAAAGGAGTCAAGATGAAAGTTGAACTAATATCCTACACACCAGACGCAGTTAATGTTTTGCTGTTTACAAAAAACACTCGTCTTATGGACGATGATGATGCGTATGAAAAAATCAAAAATTGGACTCAAGAAGAAAAGCAAGGAGAACTGGACTACATGCTGAACACCATCCGTTCTTCTTGGGAGTTTATTGATTATGTTTTCAACATCAGAGAGGTGACCAGAGGATTCACCCATCAATTCGTTAGAACTCGGCAAGGCTCCTACGCTCAACAATCACAGCGTACAGTAGACATGACTGGGTTTGATTATTATGTCCCAGAGCGCATTTCCAAAGATCAAAGTGCGCTTGCAGTTTATGAAGATGGAATGGACATTATAAATGAGCATTACCAGCGTCTGAGGACTGAGTTTAATATTCCGGCTGAGGATGCTCGTGGATTATTACCGACCAATATCCACACCAACATCGTCGCCAAATTCAATCTCAGAACGTTAAGTGAAATGGCAAAATCAAGACTAAGCCCAAGAGCCCAAGGGGAATACCAAGAAGTATTCAAGCTCATGAAAAAACGAGTTGAGGAAGTGCACCCATGGGCAGAGCCATTTTTAACACCAACCGAGTGGGCAGCACCTAGCATGAGCAAACCATTAAACCCAAAATGATTTAATTTCTGGGTAGAATAAGATATAATAAACACAATTGAGAAAGGATTTATTATGAATATATTTGCATTACAAACAGACCCATATTATGCGGCAATAGATCACCACGACAAGCATGTCGTCAAGATGATTCTGGAAACTGCCCAGATGCTATGTACCAACTGTCATCACTTAGACATACAAGCTCCTTACAAGCCAGTCATGCTTAACCATCCTTGCACTGTTTGGGCTAGGAAAACGAGTACAAATTTCAAATGGCTCATAGACTTGGGCATTGCTCTGTGCAGAGAATACGAGCACCGATACAAAAGAGTCCACAAGTCATTCGCAGTCATAAAACACGTCATGGCAAGCCCAGCAGCAATCTTATTGCCGGAAGGTGAGCTGACCAAATTTGCTGAAGCTATGCCAGACCATTACAAGCATCCTTCTGACCCTATACAGTCGTATCGGAATTATTACATAGGTGAAAAAGTCCAACAATCTAAGTGGACCAATCGCGAGGTGCCGTCTTGGATAGCCGAATAATAATAACGGATCTTGATGGAACAATATCAGACTACACTCACAGGCAGTATTTTTACAGCCAGAAAATGTATGACAAATTCAACAGCATGGCAGCAGGGGATGTCGCCATAGAAGAAGTCTGTAACATATTGCGTAGGCTTAAAGATGATGAGACTGATATTTATGTGTTAACTGCTCGGGAGGAAATTTACAGACAATTGACCAAAGACTGGCTTAACCTGTACGACGTGCCTTTTGACAAACTTCTGATGAGGAAAAAAGGTGATAACAGGTCTGATGCCAAAATAAAATTGGAACTGTACGAGGAAAACATACCAGAACCAGCCAACGTTTGGTTCGTTCTGGAAGACAGGAGCGTCTGTGTAAGCATGTGGAGAAAAATAGGGCTGAAATGCCTTCAAGTAGCAGACGGAGGATATTGATGCATGAAATTTAAGATTATAGGCAATGATTTGATTTTTGAAACTCGAAAAGTAGCAAGGATATTTGATTTAGACGATCGCACCATGCAAAGATTTAAATCAGCCATAGAAAGCACTTCTATTACTGACGGCGAAATTTATTACAACGCATATAAGAAAGGATATGAAGATGGAACCAATCGAGCTAATGAAAGAGGCAATGAAGACCTTTGAAGAAAGAGACCAGATGTATGGAAAAACTTATCTGGAATATGGGCTTTTCATGAAACAACTGTTTCCTTCTGGGATAGAGTTAAAGTCTGTTGACGATTTCTGCAGGATGGGAGTCCTGAACATGGTTATTAGCAAAATTTTACGCTATGCCAATAATTGGGACGAACCTCACAAAGATTCGATTCATGACTTGGGAGTTTATGCATTTATATTGGAGTCAATCGATGATAATATTCGATCTAGAAACGACAGGACTTCCTAAAGCAGAAGGCAGCGATCTAATTCTTCAGCCAAAGATAATAGAATTTGGAGCAATAAAGCTGGACGAGAATCTGGTGGAGAAAGACAAGCTGGAATTCTTTGTTAATCCTGGAGCAGATCTCGATCCCAAGATAATAAAAATAACAGGCATAACAGACGACATGCTCAAAGACGAAAAGCCATTCATAGCATATTACAAAAAATTGGCTGGATGGTTCTGCGGAGAAAAAACTTTGGTGGCTCACAATTTACCATTTGACCGCAAAATTTTAAGATTTGAATTAGAACGTCATGACAAGCTGACAAAGTTCCCATGGCCATATGAGCATCTGTGCACTGTGGAGATAGGAGAGTCGGTTTGGGGTAAGAAAAGAAAGCTCGGTGAAATATATTCAGAAGTCACAGGCAAAGAGCACAAAGGTGCGCATCGCTCCATAGCCGACGTCAGAGCAACCGCAGAAATTCTAAGATGGTACAAATCCGAAGGACATTATGCTTAACATAAAACTCAGAACAGAATATTCATTCCGGAAAGCATACGGTGCAATAGACGCTGTGGTAAAAACTTCTGGTGATTCGTTGGGGATCTGTGATGCTGGGACTTGGGGGCACGTGGCATTTAACAAGGTCTGTAGGCAAAACGGGAAAAAGCCACTCTTCGGGACAGAAATTGCTGTTGTTCAGGATCCAACTGATCGGTCTAAGCAACCAGTTAATATGATGAGCTTTATTGCTAGAAATAATGAAGGTCTGAAAGAAATTTACGAGCTAGTCACAACCTCAACCTCTAAAGAGCACTTTTATTATTTCCCTAGGCTCGGGTATGAGAATCTTTTTGACCTAAGTGGGAACATTATAATCCTCAGCGGATCAACTCCTGATTGGGGGATGCTTCCTTTAGCCAGAAAAGACAACTTGTATATAGAGATGAATCCAACCAGCACAAGAAAAGCATTAGAGTTTTGTGAACGAAAGGGATTTCAGCCAGTCGCCACATCAGACAATTATTATCCTTGTGTGGGCGACAAAAAAGCATACGAGGTTCTAATAGGCAGGAACCGAACAGAACGTTCTTCTTCAATGCACATATTAAATGAGTGGGAATATAAAGAACAAGTCCCTTGGGCACCAGAAGAAGCAATTCAAAACACCTACAAAATAGCAGAACAATGCGAGGTGGATTTGCCACAGGCACAAATGGTCTCTTTTCAATCTGACGAAAGTTTAGAAGAGATGTGTATAAGAGGAGCAAAGGACAAAAGCATAGACTTAACTGACCCAGTCTACAAAAACCGCTTAAAACGTGAATTAGACATGATAGAGCACAAAAATTTTGAGGACTACTTCTATGTCATAACTGATATGGTAAAATATGCCAAAAAACACATGCTCGTCGGACCAGCAAGAGGATCTTCGGCAGGATCGTTGGTTTGTTATTTGCTAGACATAACAGATATTGATCCGATGCCGTATGACTTATTGTTTGAACGGTTTATCGACATCACTCGTGCAGACTTACCAGATATTGATATTGACTTCCCAGACGACAGGCGAGAAATGGTCTTTGATTATTTAAGAGAGAAATACGGTTCTGAGAAAGTTGCGCACCTAGGAACCGTTTCACGCTACAAAGCCAAAAGCGCAATCACAGAAGTTGCCAAAGAACTGGCAATACCAATGTGGGAAGTAAACGATCTCAAAGGAGCGATCATAGAACGGTCTTCTGGGGATGCTCGTGCAGCCATGTGCATCATGGACACCTTTAATGATCTGGAAATAGGGAAAAAAGTTCTGGAAAAATATCCCCAGATGAAAGTTGCAGCAGACATGGAGAATCACGCTCGCCACAATGGCGTTCATGCAGCAGGCATAATTGTGACCGAAGAGCCTGTTCACAAATACTGCTCCGTCAGCCATCAAAGTGGTGCAGCACAAATCGACAAAAAGGACGCAGAAGACCTTAACCTGTTAAAGATTGATGCGTTGGGGCTGAGGACGCTTTCTGTTTTGCAAGACGTTCTAGACCAAGTAGGATGGGAAAGAAAGCAGTTGGTCAATTACCCACTAGACGACGAAGAAGCATTTAAAATACTGAATGATGAAAAGTATGCAGGCATTTTTCAGTTTGAAGGTTATGCGTTGCAGTCTTTGACTAGGCAGATGAAAATAAACAATTTCGAAGACATTGCTTCCATAACTGCTTTAGCTCGTCCCGGACCACTCAACTCCGGAGGCACAACCCAGTACATAAAAAGAAGAACAGGGGAGGCTCCTGTTGAGTATATGCATCCCATGACTGAAAAGCTAACGGAAATAACCAAAGGTGTTGTAGTCTACCAAGAGCAAGTTATGACCATCGGTAGAGAGGTTGGGAATCTGAGTTGGGAAGACGTTTCTTCATTGCGGAAAGCAATGAGTAAGTCTCTTGGGCAAGAATTTTTCGACCAATATTGGGAGAAGTTTAAAGTTGGAGCGAAGCAAAACAACATTGCCGAAGATGAAGCAAAACTAATCTGGGACAACATCAACACAATGGGCTCATGGGCATTTAACCGCAGCCACGCTGTTTCTTATGGACTGGTTAGTTATTGGTGCTGTGTTTTAAAATCTAAGTTCCCATTAGAGTTTGCTGCTGCTTGTTTGCGCAACGTCAGAGACGACGAGCAAGGTGTGAGGCTGTTAAGAGAAGTTGTTAACGAGGGTCTTGGCTACAAACCATACGACAAACATAAGTCGCAAAAAAATTGGTCTGTTCAAGACGGCGAGTTGATTGGTGGGCTGATGGGAATAAAAGGAATCGGACCAAAGATGTCAGACGACATACTTCAACGCAGAGAATTCAAGCAACCATTAACCCCAAGACAAGAAAAATTATTGGATCACGGCGAGACTCCGTATGATGATATTTTTGAGTGTAGAAGAAGATTCGGGCACATAAAAGAAAATCCTGCTGAGCACAAAATCGGTTCCCCAATAATAGATATTGTTGAACTGGAAGCTGATAATGCAGGGACGTTTGTGTTCTTTGGGAAGCTGAAAGAGAAAAATTTACGTGACATGAATGAAACGGTGAACTTGGCCAAGCGTGGTGGCAGGAAAGTGACGAGCAATAATCTTTGGCTGAACTTAACTTTTGAAGACGACACTGGCCCAATCATATCAACAATAGACCGATTCAAATACAACAAGCTCGGTAAACCCATTGTAGAAGAGAGCAAAATTGGTGATTGGTATTTGGTAAAAGGACAAATCAAAAAAGGTTTCCGGAAAATATATGTGGAAAAGTTAAGAAAATTGTAAAATAATACTTTACTTTTTTGGCCAGAAAGGAGATAATATACTCGTTATCGGAATTAAGAAAGGAAATTGAAATGAGAAACTTACAGAAGAAGAAATGGGCGAAAGAATATAAAGAGCAAAAAACTACAGATGTTTACACTCCGACCGATCCAGAAGATGGCGATGCAGTTTGTCTCGGTAAACACTCACAATTGGAGGCTGATTTACAAAACCTGCACGAATTTATTTCAGAGCTTCAATGGACGTTAAACAATAGCAAAAAAAGCAAATACGAGGTCGCGGAAGATCTAGAACACGCCCTAGCCGAGATAGAACAAATTAACTGGCTCAGCGGCGGCAACGTCAAAATGTTTCGCGAGCGGTGCGATTATACACGGAAATTCAAAGAAAATTGTGACTGTTGCAAATTAACCGAATTGTTTGAGGTCGGAGTCGGAATTGAGAAAGGAAGTTGAAATAACACTTTACTTCTCTGGCCAAATAAGAGATAATATAATAGTAGTCAAAATTAAGAAAGGAAAAAATTATGGAATTAAGTTGGGCAGACGAAACAAAAGAAGCATATATCTCTCTTAAAGCAATCATGAACAATGGTGGGTATTTTAAGTCTTATAAGCAAGGCCAGTTCTTGCTAAAGAAAGCCAAGAAAACTTTCAAACAAGCAGATGGCATTTGGTCCCTCTCACCAATCAAGATCGTTACCAGTGATGATCCCTCTATTCTAGGTATGGAGATTAAAAAGGGACAGACTGGGATTTGGTTACAAGCCATAATTGGTGAAGGAAGCTGGGAAAATGGCGGATGGGGAAGACGAGCAAGGACAATAGGTTGGATGTTTGTGATGGACGAGTTTGGTGTAGAAAGAATGTACAAAGTGAAATTTAACCACAAATTGGAAGGCAACCTCAATCCCACAGCGAGAGAATCTGTCCTTCAATTCACCAGAGAAGATTCCGACACCAGCCGTTTAGAAGCTGAAAAAGAAATATACAATAACGGAGCTGATCTTTCAGAAAACAGAGCCGTTTCCAAGTATGTTGGATCCGTTGGCGACCGAGTCGAGTTGGAAGGTGATTTGGAGTACGTCACTTCTGTGGAAACAAAATTTGGTACGAGCAATTTGTTCTTAATCACAGACAGCCAAGGCAATGTCTACAAGTATTTTGGAAAAAACTTATTGGATGTGGCAATAAGCTCTTGCTCGAAAGAATACAAAATCGAAGCTCGGTTCACAATTAAGAAGCACGAAGAATACAGAGGGCAAAAACAAACCATTATCAATCGGCCAGCAAAAATAAAAGTGTTTACTTCTCTGGCCAGATAAGATATACTATATGAAATTGAGAAAGGAACATAAAATGGTATATTGTGATTTCATAGCGTTCAAAATCCTTGAGAATTTGAAAACTGCAAAACTAAATTTTCAGCCATTGCAAGTCAGCAAAATTTATTTTGATCTGAACACAGATGGCTCTTTTAGATCAACAACCAAAACAATATTCGTAAAAGACAGCAATGGAACAGCGTATAAAATTCAAGTCGAGGAGCTGAGATAATGTTAGAACAAAAACACACCCCAGAAGGAAGAGCGATCACCGATTGGCACGGAAAGCAAAGAATAACATGGTGTGGTCCGTATGCCATCGCCACCGTTTCCGGAACAGCTTACGAACCTGCATACCAAGCAGCAAAAAGAGCACGAGGCAAACGGCATGCCAAAGGAATCACTTGCAGAAATTTGAAAGACGCATGTGCTAGTCTTGGAGTTAATGGAACATGGAAGATGCTTTCCAAGAAAAGGGCATTGCGCAAGTTCATCGAAGAATCTTTAATGCCTAATGAGGTCTATGTGGTCAACATCACAAAACACTTCATCGTCATAGACACTCGCGACTGGACAACAATAGACAACCAGTCACTAGGTTGGTGCGCTGTAGAAAACAGCAAGCACAAAAACAAGATGGTTCATGGATATTTCAAAGTTGAAAATCCGAATTTCGAGCCAAGTCACCAAAACAGAGATTTCAGAGACCAACAAGCTGAAATGAACTTCAAAGGAGGAGAGTAATGTTGTTAGGCAGATACACCCCATACAAAGGATACGTCTATTCCCCACAAGACGAAGACGAGGAAGATGTACGGAAAATTTTCCATCTCTTTTATAAAGAGGAGGAGATGCAAAAAGCTCGTGATGAAAGCAGATTCCCCACGGTTGAGTTTGAACTAGACTACACCCCATATCAATATCTTTCAATGGAGCAATTCAAGAAAGCAGTTGACAGCTATGAAGATAAGCAAAGCAAATAAAAGATATTGTTTGGCTGAGTTTGAGTTTATCAACAGCGACATAACAGCAAAAGTTCAGTCTCTCCCTTCATTTAAAAAATGGAAGGGGAGGCAACTTATTTTCGACCCCACTGGTGCAAACATAAACAGAATATGTCGCTACTGGCCGGATGCTGAGTGGGATGACGAGTCTGCCGAGATTCTTAACAGATACATAAAGTCTCTCAACGAGGCAGAAAAAGTCCGTAAAGAGAAAAAAGAAGAACCTCCTCAAAAAGACGATTTCAACTTCAAAACAAAACCTTTCGAACACCAACGCAAAGCATTCTATCTATCCAGAGACAGGAAAAACTTTGCTTTGCTGATGGAGCAGGGAACAGGTAAGACAAAAGTTATCATAGACAACGCTGCTTATCTTTACGGCAAAGGCGACATAACAGCTCTTGTCGTTATAGCTCCAAATGGCGTACATCGTAACTGGCTAGACAGAGAGCTACCTGCTCATATGCCTGATTGGTGTGAGTATAAATCTATTCATTATTATTCGGGCATGGACAAAAAACACAAAGAACGATTTAATGACCTGCTGGGAGAAACGCAAGTCCTAAAAGTTTTCGCTTTTAACGTAGAAGCATTTGTGAGCAAGGTTGCTTTATCATACATGACCAAGATTCTAATAAGCAACAAACCATTCTTAATAGTTGACGAAAGTTCAAGAATAAAATCTCCATCAGCCAAACGAACAAAAGAGATAACTAAGTTTGCAAGATACGCACCTTACAAAAGAATCTTAACAGGTACACCAATCACAAAAGGACCACAAGACGTCTACAGCCAGTTCAAGTTTCTAGACCCAAACATATTAGGATACGACTCGTTCTATTCTTTCCGTTCAAGATATTGCATCATGGGTGGTTACGAAAACAGGCAGATTGTGTCATATAGAAACATGCCAGAATTGACCAGAAACATAGAAGGGCACTCATTCAGAGTTCTTAAATCAGAGTGCCTAGACTTGCCCAAGAAAATATATCAAAGGCATTATGTAGAGATGAGCAAAAAACAAGCCGCACTCTACAAGCAAATGAAAAAGCAATGCATAGCCGAACTGAATGGAGAAACAATCAGCGCACCAGAAACCATAACTAGGATGCTACGCATGCAACAAATACTTTGCGGTTGGTTTCCTGCTGAGTCGAAGGCTGTACCAATCGACCCAAAAAACCCAAGAATCGAGGCTCTAAAAGAAATACTCTCCAGTATATCTTCTAAGGTCATCATATGGGCACGTTTTAAGGCAGATATTAGAGCCATAGGAGCTGTTTTAGGAGACGAGGCTGTAAGTTATTACGGTGATGTGAAAACGGATGATAGAACACAAGCGGTGGACCTTTTCCAGAACGATCCGAGTGTTAGATTTTTCATCGGACAGCCTCAATCCGGAGGAATTGGGTTGACGTTGACTGCGGCTGAATATGCTATTTATTATTCCAACTCGTTCGACCTTGAGTCCAGATTACAGTCTGAAGACAGGTGCCACAGAATTGGAACCAAAACGAATGTTACTTACATAGACATAGAAACCCCAAAAACAATAGACACTCAAATAATCAAAGCTCTGCGCAACAAGAAAAACCTAGCAGACGTTGTGACCAGAGACCCTATGTCTATATTTATGGAGGAAGAGGGGAGTGCAAAATAGTTTAAAGATAAAAGTGACTCCTCGGTTTTTGCAGAATCTTCTAGCAAGGCAGTATGAGCGTTGCCAAAACATAGCGTATTGGCGAGAGCTTAATATGGAAACAGGGCCAGTGTTCACAGAGTTCGGAGATCGCTATGAAACGCAAATAGAAATACGAGATGAAGACGAGCTTTGGGAAATGTATCAAGTCTGCAAAATAACTTCAACGAATTGCAGGCTAGACACATGGAACGCAGCTCAAAGAGTCATGGCAGAGATTGAGGAGTTTGCATTCTGTGAAGGGATTGCACCAGATATGTTTGTACGAATTAGAGAGGAGGGAAAATGACAGAACACAATTTTTGGAGATACATAAGATCAAACCTAAACATAACAACTTACCGAGTAGAGAATAAGGTTATGGTTGGTATGCCGGACGTTCACTATTTACACGAAGGAACCTCTGGCTGGATAGAATTAAAGTTCATCAGCGACTGGCCTAAAAAAAGAATGACAACAGGCTTAATGCTTACACAAGCAATGTGGTTAGAAGAATATTCTTTAAATGGTGGGAATAGCTGGATTATGTTCAGGATTGCCAGAGACTTTGCAGGACTTATAAACGGCAGAGATGCAATGAAAGTTTATGAAAGACCGTCTAGGTCTGCTTTTATGGGAATGTTGCATTGGCAAGCATCAGGTAATTTACAAGAAGAAGACTGGGAAAATCTAAAAAGAACGCTTTGCAACTTATGAAGAAAAAACCGCCACTATATTATGTTGTCTTGCACGCCATCAAGGCTTATGAACAAGCCAACTTCACCGAATACAGAAAAGCAAAAGAAGCAAAAGACCAAAAACTAAGGAGAGAAAAAGGACTGGGAGTTACCTCCCAGCCAAACCCTAAAGAAAGCTCAGGAGGTTAAGCTCCTCTAGGAAAAAGATTTAAAAGTTTGCAAGACTTGGCGTCTGTCATTTTATTAGTAACGACATTCCGCCAGCAATCAGTGCTATGCCAACAGCAAGAACTGCCGCGCCGATCATCATCTCCTGCATCTGCCTTTTCGCTCTGCGTCGCCTGAACTCCTCCTGTTCCCTAGCCTGTATAATCTTCTTCTCTGTCGCCACAAACTCAAGGTAGACGGATCTACCGTGGGTGAGCATGAGCATTGTACGAATCTCGGTACGCATCCGTTTTTCGGCTTGTCGTGCGGCAACGGCTTTTAATGCTAACTGGGCTGGATCGCCTGTTGCTTTAGCGTACCAAGGTGGATTTTCTGCTTCCCTACACCCTTCTTTAAGATCCGCAATGCTGGAGTACCACTTTCCCATCTGAAGTGCGATACCCTCTACATCTTGCCCCATCTCAACCGCTTTCTTTATTCCTTTGAAAGCTACGTTGGCGGCAGATAGAGCGGCAGCGATCTCAAGCATTTTGGCTTCTCAGGGCAGCCTGTTTGAAAGGACTACGTCAAGGAAGCCCAACAACTTCAATTATTTTATTAGCAGTGTTTTCGTCAATCGAGTTTATAAGAATGTTCATAGATTCAACATTAGGCATCCCAGACCCATCCTCCAAATACTCTTCTTGAAGAGGTGGTCTTAAAGCCGCAGTCACTGCTTGGCCAAAAAGTGGGGAGGCATTATCATAAAGCAAATGCTGGCTCACTGCTTCTTCAGCGACCTGCTTGGCAGTAGTTTTTACTGTTGCATCTTCTATGGTGCTGGCAATAACTTTTACTCCAGGAATTCTTTTGCCTATTGGCAGTGTTATAAACCCCATAGCTCCTAATGCAGAAAGAGTGCTGTATCCTGTTCCAGAGGGATTTAACTTTATCTCTGCCCATAGAGTTTTTGCAACTTTTGCTCTAAAGTCGGATAACAATTTAAGCTCGTCATCGCTGAAAAATTCTCTTATGATATATCTTTGTTTGAAAAAAACTTCGTTGAAGTTCCTTACAACTTGACTTCTTGTTATGTCGTTTTTCGTTCCAACGAATGCCTTATGTAAAATAGCATTCCTCATCAATCCCATAACCCGATTATAATCTTCGGGAGGAAGGTTGTTTTTTAATTTTTTGATCGCTAATTTAATTCCCGAATTTGGAGCAAATTTTGCAGCACCGAAAAGTTTATTAACAACATCAACTGGATTCGCATTTCCGTCTGTCAAAAGTTTAAGAACGGCATTGGCGTTTGTTTCGGTTGTTAGTTTTGTTTTGGATCCAGCTTTGCCTGACAGCTCCACATAACTTTTCCAGAAGCCAGAAGCCTTCTGTAAATCTTTTATTACTTCTTGATCTCCACTGGCAAGCCCTCTTTCAACCGAATTGTAAAAGTTTTCTTTGAATGATCGCTCTAATCTTTCTAATATCCTGCGCTCTGAAGAACCTGCTTCAGCATTTCTCGCGATATTGCCCAAAGACTTCTGTCTATTGAAAATCTCGTTAAAATTGGTGGGACCAATCTCTCCCTCCTCGACTCTTTTTAAGATGTTTTGAACTTCTTTTAAATATCGCTGCAAAGAAGGCATTTGCTCTATCGCCGAATCAAATTCTTTGCCTGTTAGTTGGCTTGCAGGAAATTCCTGACGAAGGAGGTCTTCTTGTTTTCGGTAAAGGTCTTGTATCCCATCTGCATCAAAAGTCGGGGAGTTTGGGGCTGCTTTAACACCTTCGTAAAGGTCATCGGCTTGCTGCTTTAATCGAGATACTGCTGTACCAACCGTTTGTTGCATCAAATAGGCGTCTTCTACAGCATCCTCAGTTCTTTCACCAGAGATATTTTCCTGTAGCTTTCTTCCGGAAGTTCTCACCTGTTCAAGCTGACGCTCATCAAAATCTCTTATCTTAGAGACTGCTGGGCCAAAAAGATTTTCATCTCCATAACGCAACCGATCTTCTTCCTGCAACTGCGAAGACATTTTTGAAGCATCCCAAGGAACGCCATCTGTTTCCGGAGCAGGAGAGGTTCGTTGTCCTTTTGTGAGTTGAATATCTTTATCAGTAACAGACTCTCTTCCTAGCTCCTCAAACTTCTCCGAAACTTTTCGCTTGGCAGTCTCTGCAGCTTCCCCAAAGCCTCTGAAGGTTTCGCTTGTTATCTCAGGAATTTCTTTAATAATGTTGGAAAGGTCTTGCCAATATGGTCTTACAGCAGCACTGACGAATTTGCCAACAATAGGCAACGTCGCTTCAATAGAAGCACTCGCTAAACCTGTAGATCCAGCTCCAGCAGCTTTATCAAAAAGCCATTTTTGATCTTTGACTTCGGCAGTCTCCGGAGCCAAAAGTTCTTCTACGAACTTCATGGATGCTTCGGTCGCGCTGTAAATTGCAGTGCCTCCGAGGACTTTCGATGTGAAAGTCGGCAACTTAGTAACAACTGTTCCTGGAAGAGCATAAGCACCAAGCTCTCCGGTAAACGTCATAACGTCTTGCTCTGAAAATCCTGGCTTGTTAACATAATAGGGCTGCTTTTCCCAAATTATCATAGGATGGTTGTGCTTGTCCTTAAAAAGGCCACCCCATCTTTCGTCTCCTGCGTAATTGTTTTTTAGTATTTCAGCTTTCGACCAAGAATCGTGAGCAACAATAGTTTTCAAGTCAGCTATGTTGCTGACCTTGTCCCATAAAGGACGCTCGATTTCAGTCACTTCACCAATAGAAGGAAACTCTGCTTCATCCCCATATGGTTGTTTGGCAGATTCGTAATCAGCTGGAGTTATTCCTTTGAGCACGTCTTCAAGCGGAGTGTCTAGTCCATCTACCGGCAGCACGTCTTCAAGCGGAGTGTCTAGTTCACTCATCTTTCAAATACCATTTGTCCAGAGCTCTTACCTGATATTTTGTGTCAAGTTCAGCACCTCTTTGCCTCAGGAGGGCTTGTCTGCCAGCAGGATCTAATCTATTGTACTTTGCTATAAACTCAGGATCGCGCTTTATTTGCTCAAACTCTTCGCTCGCTTTGTTTCTTATGTAGTCTCTGAACTGAGTATTAAACTCAGGTGTTTTCCTCCATTCCCGCTGCAGATTTTGAGAAGACTCTATAGAGTCGTACCATGCTTCGCCTTTTGCATCCCTATATTCTCGAGCAAAATCTCCAAAAGCACTCTGTCTTTCAGCAGCAAAAGTCATCATTTGTATAAGCAGTCTGTTTCCGTCTGTGGTTCGCGATAGCTGAGGTGCTATGGATTCCAAAAAATTCAATTCTTTCTCAGATATAGCACCAGTCATTTTTTTAACTGAAGCAAGAACTATCTCATTAGCTTTTGATCGGAATACGTCTCTGTCGCGCAGATCTGCTTTGTCTACATTTATTCCAAGCTCCCCTCCTATTCTCCGGAAAGGCTCGAAAAATTCGCTGACTGGGCCAGTTTCTCCTATTCTTTCTAAGAGAGTAGCCATGTCTTTCAAAGATTGAAGTGTTTCGCCAGCTTGTCTTGCGTTACCGATCTGTTCTGCGATGTCATCTGCCAGAACAGTACCAACTCTTTGTTTGTAACTTTTGTCTCCTCCCAAATCTATAGAAGTTGAAGCTGAGGAAGGACCAGTAAATGTTTTTAGTACTGTCCCGTCCGGTCTATAAACCGTCCACTCAAACATTGGTTTACCGTCCGGACCAAGTATAGGTTCCCCTGCATCGTCTGTCGCCATTCCTGTTTTTACAGTTTTGGGAGTCCCTTCTTTGGGCTTCATTAGTGAAGCAATCTGTAAGCCAATCAGAGGCTCCTGTTGTTTCCTCTGTTTTTCTTTAAGAGCGTGTTTTTCTAGATATTTAGCTGGGGCTGAGAGTGCGCTTGTCGCCGACCCAAAAGCTGTTGCTCCTGGTCTTGAGGCTTCTTCGCCCATTTTCGAGAAATATTGAAGAGCCAGCAACGGAAGATCCGGAGGAGCTTCTGGTCTTGATATAACCTTTGCCAACTTCATAGCCTGTTCAAAGTCTGTCTTACCGAGATTGGCTAGTGCTCCTGTTGTTGTTGGTAATGCCATTTATAAAGCTCCTCTATGCTTTAGCAAGTGCATATGCACTACCCAAAGTCCCCAGTGCACCGATCGTTTGCCCATAGATGCTAGGCTGTGGCATAAATTGATTGGCCAGCTGCATACCATATTGCGAAGTGTCGTACGGCAATCCCTCTAGTGCACCCATAGCAAAGTTCAACTGCTGGTAAGGATATTGGCGTTGATCTGTGTAATCGGAATACGCCATGTCTAAAGCTCTTTGATCCAGAACTCTTCGGGCTTCACCTGCCGTTATTAAACCTGCTGCTGCTTGCTGTTGTAAATCTTGCACCAACGGAGCAAAAGTTTGCATCTGAGCAGCTCGTTGCTGAGCAAGTCCTAATCCTTGCATTGCTGCTCGGCTACGAACGTCTCCCATTGCCTGCATTGCCTGCCCAGTGGTTTCTCCTTCTCTTAGCCCTAATCTGCTCCCGCCAAACGCACCCGCTCTAGCTGCTGCTGCACGATTTGTGACTTGATCTCGCTCTAGTTGTTCTCGGATTTCTCTTATCGCTGGATCTGCTGCTGCCTGAGCAATGTCTATATAAGGCTGAGACTCGGTTATGTTGGAGGTTGCATCCCATGCTGCATCTAAATAGGGCTGATAGCCAGTGCTGGCGTCTCGCAATATGCTGTGTGCTTCTCGCTCGTCCGCAGTTAATTTTAATGGATTTCCACTAGCATCAGTTCCATAAGTCGCTATCCGTGGGCCAGTATAAGCCGGATATGGGGAACTGGCTAACTCTGCAGCCTCTCCATAAAGTTGCTGGCCAGCTGCAGAAACCCAACTAGGGATTTGAGTCCCTGCAATCGTTTCTGTAGGATCTGGAAGAACATCAACTCCGCTTTCAAACAGTCCGCTTCCCATTAAACTATCCCGCCTAATGCGCCCATTTCATCTGCCGGCATTCCTTCATCACCAATCATGTCTATAATAGACTGGAGTTCCGGAAGTAGTTTCACCAGAGCTTTAGCAACATCAGGAGTTATAGCAGCATCCAAAAGCTCTAAATCTTCTGGAGCCATCGCTGATAACCTAGTGGCAATAATAGCTGTCACATCAGGATCTGGAGCCATCATAGCTTCTGTTGCAATAGATTCTGGAGCCAGCTCTGGCGGCATCGCTTGTGGCGGTAACGCACCTTGCATCTCTGGCGGCATCGCCTCGGGTGGCATCGCTTGTGGCGGCATCGCACCTTGCATCTCTGGCGGCATCGCCTCGGGTGGCATTGGAGCCATCATATCTTGTTCTGCCATTTCAACCTCCATTAAAAAACATTATACCTTATTTACAAATTAGAAGAACAGCTTGGAAGCAAAATTGCCAATCCAAGAAAGTTCTGCGGGCAAAAACGAATTTATAGCATGTCTTGTTAGGGCTGACGATCCTGCATTTTTAACTGCTTTCTTCACATTGTCTCCCGCAGCCAATCTAGAAATAACATCCACTCCTGCACCAGCAGCAGTAGCCATCACTCTGTTCCTGTTTACGAATTTCTCACCGACCCTTCTTGCTCGCTCCATCGTCGATGGAGCTTGTGTTATGGCACTGTCAAAATCTTCTTGGCCAACTTTAGAAAAAGTTGGATACGAAAGAGATGTTCCTGGAATATTCAAAGTTGGATCTGAGCCCAAAGTTGTCCCACTAGTAACAACACCATCTTCTAAAAGCCCAGCCTTGCTAAGCTGATCAAAATCTTGCTCCATTCCAAAACTTGTTGCCAATTCTCTATTGGCTAATTCAGGAACGTAAAATTGCCCAGCAGCAAGACCGTCGTCAGCAAGTTTATAGCCAGCCGACTTAGATGCCTCAAGAGCTTGTGATGGTAGTTGGCCAAAAGTTTCTTTCGCTCCTGCTAACAACCTTTGTCCTGCTGACCTGTCTTGAAGTGCAGGATCTAAATAACCAGTGACCATTTGCTCTACTGCCTGAATGGCTACCATAGGGATTACACCTTTGGTTATGATTTCAGACACAGACGGCAAATTAGGATTTGATCCCTCTTGCGCTTCTAATTCTTGCTTTGCTTGTTCATAACTTTCCAGAAACGCTTGGTCTCTAGGGTCAGCTGGATTATATTTCCTGTCACCTGTTTGTACACGGTCAACGAACTGGAATTGCGGCATAGCACCAGTGCCATAAACGTTCTGCAGTTGTGCCGGATCAATATTCGGAGTAAAAGTACTCGTTTGATAAACAGGATATCTGTCCTCTCCTGTCAGTCCTGTCAATGCACCAGCCTCAGCCATTTTTCACCTCCAAAAAACTCGCCACAACGTGCAATCGGTTTGCGTTGCCTGCGGTGACTTTTAATATCTCTGATTCTTCAACAACCAAAGGTTGCGTCAGCAATTCAGCCGTTCCATTTGCAACAGTTGCTTTTGTTGTATAAATAGCAAAAACAGCATCCGAAGCATTCGTTATTGTCAATGTGATGGTTGAAGTAGATCCACTATCATCAGCCACCAAAATAGATTTAAAAACAGCAGACGTAGCAGATGGCGCAGTGTAAAGCGTCGTTACATCTGTTGATGTTAAATCTAGTTTCGCATTTTTGTAATAATTAGCCAAAGAACCAACCTATTGCTTCTGCGTTCTGTTGAGCGACAAATGTAGAAGCGTCCTGAGAAAAGCTGTCTCGGCCGAACTTGTCTCGCAATACTTGATTAATCGTGTTTGCCCAAAATTTTTGATAATTTTCTGGTGCGTCTGGTAAATTTATCATCTGCCACCGTCCTGTTTAGCATTGATTCTTATTTCACCTAGTTCCCAACTGTCTGAAGATCCGGAGCTAGAAACTTTAAATTTCATCTGGCGACCTTTAGCTCTCACACTCACTTTTCCTGTCGAACTTGTGAAGTCAAATGGCCCTTTAACAACAGCGGTTGAAGAAGGATACTTTTTAGAAGTTGCTGTTATGTTTAGAGTTGTGTCTGCTGACATTGTTGCATCCGGGACTATTTTATCAACAAGAAAAATAGAATCTCCTCCCTGAGATAACTCTAAATAGCTGCTTTCTATATATGAACTCATCGCATCTCCCGCAGCATCTGTACCAGATTCCTGATTATATAATACGCCAGAGCTGTTAAAAGAGAAAGGAACCTGTCTTGGGCCAAAAGAGTCTGACCAGCAAGTCCTGTCCATAGCCCCAACAGACCATAAATTCTCTGCATAATTAAACATAACATAGCTGTCTGGTTCAGGATCTGAAGTGTCGGAATTGTCTGTGCTTACATAAAACCACATAACTTCATTGAATTCCTTGTTGTGAGCTGCAAAACTTTTATCTATATAGTCTCTCTGTATCCTGTCAAAAACATAATGCCTAACAGGACAAGATATTTCTTGCACTCCGCCAGAAAAAGCAAAAAAGTTAGATTTGCCCATCCAATAAACTATCCCATCAACATCAATAGCTGTATTTTTGCCGCCAACTCCGCAGTTTGTCGCTAAAAGTTGAAAACTAAAAACGAAAGGTGGGCCGACAAAAGCCATTCCATAAACACCTTCGTCAGTGCCTATGAATGTCTGGTTACGAGTTGGAAGAGCACAGACAATTTTGGTGCCAACTTCTAATCTTTGATCACCTGATGTGTTGGTTGTTGTTGGAGTCCAATCTACAAAGTCTTCCTGATCTGACCACCTCACAAGCATCGGATCCATGACCGAAGTCCCTAATGTATTGACGCCAGCGCATATAAAATGTCGGTCTGGGAAAGAAACTGATGTCACTCTGGCAGCAACTGGGACGTTAGAGGCTCCAGATTCTGCGGAAACAAGTGTTGCTCTATTACCAATTCCACCTGACGTGTCCCAATAATAAAGATCGTGTCCCCTTACTGTTGCAAGAAGATCTTCTCCCCAAAGATTAAGGCTCCATTGGCTATTCTCTGCTTTCACGTCTGATTCGTCAGTAGACCGAGCTGTGCCCCATGTAGAGCCTCCCCATCCGCCAACACCCCAACCAAGAGCAGCAACAGCAGTCTGGACTCCTAATCCGTCTGAGTTGCCAATCAGATATTTTATAGACGTTGTGCCTCCGCCTGATGCAGTGCTTGTCGCGGCAGACTCTAGCGTTATTTCATAACTGTTTGCATTAACAACTTTCGTTATCTGATGCCCTTTGTATTGATTAAGAGTGTCTGTGGTTACACCACCAACTGCCGAAGCAGCACTGATAACCACCCAATCGCCAACCGAAGCTCCGTGCGACGTGTCTGCTATGGTAACAGTTGTTGAGCTTGCTGTTGTTATTGGGTTACTGAGTCCGGCTTGCGTTGCTCTTAAAGGAGTTATGTCATACAAATAACCGTTCTTGAGTATATATAAATGGTCAGAAGTTCCTATAGCCATATAATCTTCTGAATCACTTACCGCTCTCCAGAAAACTAAATTTCTGGCTGGATCCTGCAGCGTCATCTCAGTTGTTGAAACTGCACCAGCCGTAGTCAGACCATAAATTATTTCTTTCGTCCAGCCGCCCAGCTTCTGTGGATATCCATTAACAAACCTTATCAAGTCACTATCTGTCCAATATGGACCAATAAGACCCGAAGAATATTCAGTGGTGTCTTTTACAACACCACCTTTTATTTTCAATGGTACCAGAGGCATTAAACATACTCTCCTGACTGTAATCCTAATCCAAAACTACAAGTCTCGTCATTCCTTCTTAACCAGCCTTTGCCAAAAGTATCAAAAGTTGATAGTCTTTGGTAAAAGCTCTTTCTTTCTTCTGAAAGATTCAGTATAACATTTTCCGGATCACAATCGTGTGTTTTCTTTACAGTGATTGGTCCAATGACACCATCGTCTGTCACTCCTACGATTCTTTGCAATGCCTTGCTCGCCCTAGAAACACCTGAGTTCACCGACCAATCAAAAACTGAAAAATCAACTCCATTGGGCAAATCGTCACCTTTCACCTTGTCCCAGTAATTTTCCTTGTAGATGTTTCGGACATCCCCAATTTCCATGTCCTTCATTTCTTGTTCTGTTGCTGGTCTGCCTAGATATTTCTCGTAAACTTTTTGAGTGATGCCCATGTTTGTACGACCTCCTGGATCGTCAGGATGATTTACATAGCCACCTTCGTGCTCCAAAACTTTGTCCAAGCTCTTTGCGAAATTTTCTTTCATTATTTTTTGAACCCTTTTATGCCGCGAATCCCAAACGATGCCGCAATGCTAGCATACATAGCATATGTAAACCAATCAGGAGCAACCTCTAACGCTGCAAAACCTTCCGCAATATATGGCCTACACCAAGGAACGAACGATAACGCTATTATTGCAATAAATAAAATAGTCCATGCTTCGTCTTTCCAACTGTCTTGGCTTGCTTCAGCCATAATCTTTTCCCAGCCAGCCTCATGCGTAGCAGCAACTTTCATCACTTCTGCTTCTGCTTCTGCCCTAGCTATGGTTGCTTTTGCTTTGGCCTTTGTTTTTTCAACACGACCCTCTACAAAAGTATTTGCTAGGTTTGCTATCGGTCCAAGAAAATTTAACATTTTATCTCCTAAACAAGTCTGTCGATGCGATTGCCCTTACAGGGTCGTTCAACTTCCTTTTTCTGCTCCATCTGCTCAGGTGGTCGGACAGGCTCCTGTCTTTGCACAGGAACAATTGGCTTATTGGTTACACCACTCACTTCGCTCATTTTTTACTCATCCAAGCAGTTACACCCATATAAGCTCCAACAACACCAGCTAGGGCAATATAAAATAACCCTAACAAATCAGATAATGCGCTAACACGGGAGTCTGGTATGACCGGAGTAAATAACAGAATAGTCCCCATAATCATAGCAGCCATTGCTACCCAAGCCATTTGCTTCTGGGCTTCACTTTT